TCGCAATTCAGTCAGGAATGATAATCATTCGCAATTCAGTCAGGAATGATAATCATTCGCAATTCAGTCAGGAATGATAATCATTCGCAATTCAGTCAGGAATGATAATCATTCGCAATTCAGGTAGGTATATGGGGGGAATTGCTTCCCCCCATATTTTTCAGTAAACCATGTATTCCTTTATGGTCTGTTTCATTTTCTTTAAATGCGCTTTCGCTTCTGGAGTTTCATCCCCGAATTTTAAAATTTGCCTTTTATATTCCTTCCCCTCTTTAATCCAATTGTGAGACATACTAAATTTATCTAAATCCCCTTTAGTATGTTCCAAGCGTACCGCACGAACGGAAAGCGCTTCATATTCGTTTGCTTTGATTGCAAGATGTTTTGTTTTGTTGGCGACGGATTTGAGAACAATTTTTCTTTTCCCGTTAAGACCCCATACACGCGCAAAATATCGCATGGCGTGAACAATCACCGCGTTATCTTGTTTGATAACCATCAAAGACTTTTCTTGTTGTCCTTTTAGCCAATTCCCAGACGCGCTAACACGCGCGCAATTAACATGGCTATTGATAGCGAAATTTTGCCAAAGTGTTTTTGGATAACCGGCATTCTTAATCGCCGCTTGCATATCCTTTTCCAAATAGGCAAATTCCCGCGCTAGTATATGGTCAAATTCCCCATTGTCTAAGGTAATGAGCGCCGGTACTTGGTCCTGGATATCCTTATAAACGCATTGCGCGTTGTTAAAGGTTTCTCGCAATTGATTACGTAATGTGCGGGAAAATGCGTGGTTGCTCTTAATTGCCATTGTTTTGGTCCTTTCCAGTTTTGTTTACCTGGCATTATAATAGAGGCATTTAATAGGTATGTAAACACTAAAATATTATTTAATAAAATTAATGGGTTAATCTATTCTTAGCATAGTTTGGGTTTATCTATATTCTATTCATTTTAACCCATATTTTTTGTGTAAAATAGGCTTATTCCTATCGTTTAGTAATGCTTTATGTTTATCTTTTGTTCTCTAATGCGATCTATTCTTAATGGCATATAAATTGCTTATGCAATTATCATGCCATATTGCGCTGCACCCTGTTTGTTCACGTTTTGTTCCGGTGCCTTTATTGGCTAATAATATTTCTCAAATAATATAAACAACGAAATAAAATTAGCTTTACAAGTATGGTAAAACCGTGTTACCCTACAGGGGTAGGAGAAGGTTTCCTGGCGGTGCTAATACACAAGTTTTGTGTAGAATAAGAATAAAGAAAAGGGGAAGCAATTGCTTCCCCTTTTACGTTGTTATTTTTTTGTGCGGTAGAACGTTGCACCGTACCGACCGACCCGGAAAAAATGCAACCCCCCTTTCTTAGAATAAAAAGGTTTCTTTTCTTGTTCCAAACCATCTTTCAGCAGCAGGAACCAATAGGACATTAGCGCCGCCGCCAAGGTAATCAACAAGAAAGGGATAGCTTGCCCTGGAATAAGCGCCGCAAGTGATAGGGCAAAGAACGCGACCGAGCCATGAGCCACTCCCAGGACGGTATATGCGAAAGAAATCACGGTATTGTCATCTTTCTTTGTTGTGTCATTCAGGTAAATCGTTTTGCTTTGCAACATTTTTCAGTCCTTTTCCGTTGGTTATTGTCTATAAGTAAGATAACACTTAATCTTATTAATGCAAGCATTATTTTTATATTTCTATAGAAATAATATACAACCATGGGGGGCGGTTATGGAGACTATACAACCTTGACTTTCATGTGTCCCCTGCCCAGGAACTTTATTTGGGATTTTTTCCAAAAAATCTAAGACTGTTTAACTATTCCTTGAAGGAATAACAAGTATTTACCTATAGTAGTTATAAAATTTACTCAGCGTTACCGGCGTTGTTGCTCTCCGAGCAAACGTATGAGCAAACGTATAAGCAAATCATATCAACTTGAGCAAACTTTATTTCCGACCAACATATTACCAAGAGTTCTTGATTTAAGCTCTATAAGATCATTAGTTATTGATTCGTTTTCCTTCACTTTAATACGAAGTGCCTCAATTACTGCTTTTTCTATAGACATATCTTCATTCTTATATTTACAGAAATAATAACAGACAGTAGCATCAGAACATAGACTATGTAATTCAGACTGAAGATATTCTTCGATCTCAGATTTTTTTGTCAATTATTTTTCCTCTTTCGCTATCGTTAATTTTTTGCAATAATTCTTGCCTATATGACTCACTATTGTTTAAAATATATTGAGCGTATTTATCAGTTTTTTGTGGACAAGTACTATCATGAATCTTTGCTGCTAAGTCTTTCAGTCCAATTAATTGTAGTATAGCCATTACGGGATGAGCTATAAAATTATGAAAAAACATTTATTTAATATCCTTTAATAGGTTAATAGTAAAATCTGCTACTTTTTTAACTTCATCGGTAGTATACTTATAGAAAATACTATCGCACCATCTATGAATTATCGCATGTAGATAACAGTCAAGAGTTATTAGTTTTACGTAACTAGGTTTTCTATAATTTATACGATGAGATTGTTCGATGACTTCATATAACATCGGTCTAGCATATTTTTCTATTTTTTTGTCTTCTACGCCTTCTGACAAACTAGCAAGCATATCATCTATTATATCATAAATAAGTTTAGGATAATTATCTTTTCTTAAACTAAAAGCATATCTACAAATAATCCAATCTACTCCTTCTAAATTACTTCCTACGTTAATAGCTTTCATAAAATCTATAGGCCAATTTTTAGATGCCTCTACACTTAGACCTTCAAAAATACCCTCTTCTATCATAGCTAGATTGGCTGGAATACCGAATCTATGCTCATACTCTATGTGGTTGTTACTGTAAATTGTGCAACCTACTGCACAGCCTTTTTTAAAATGGTTATCCCAATAAGCACCTTGTTCCAATTGGTCAGCAAGTTTATGAAATTCTAACTGACTAATAATATCTTCTTTAGTACGTGGATCATTATGATAAGCAAACATTATTTTACTGTCTTTTTAAATTCGTGGATAGCTTCTACAAATTTAGTTGCATCATTAATTGCTCTTGAGATATCACTATCTTTTAAAGAGTAACTACTATCTCCTGCTTTTCTGATATAAATAGCTGTTGCTATCTCTATAATACTAACTACTTTTTGCTCAAGCATAATCTACATTTTCTCCAATTTCTTCAACGCCTAGTGAACCATTTTCTATAACTTGATTACAAGCTTGATCTAACATTTCATTTATTAGTGTTGATCCGTCTTCGCTTTCTCTTTCTAATTCAGTAACTAAATCTTTAGCAAAAACATTTTTGTCTACTAATCTTACATTATAATCTAAATAACCAAGATCATACCCATCATTAACAGATATATCTAATGTCTCAATAGGTATTCGAATAACTATATCATTACCTTCTATTTTAACCATTTATTTTTTCCTTTTAGTATAAAGATTTCCTCTATATAATTTGTGTAACTCTTTACCCATATTAAACTTTATTTTTTCCTTTTTTCTAAGAGGAAAGACTAATATCTCTGGATATGTCCATAGCCTATAATGGGTAACGTTTCTAGCCATAGGATAGGCTAGTATACTATTAACAAATATCGATTTTCTGATATCATAGTTTAATAGCGTAGTACTTAAATATCTTTGTTGCCTAGTATAAAAAGAATTTTTTATGTACCAGATTTGTTTGTGTATATTTGTATATCTAGTATTTAATCGCATAACAAGTAATTTTTCTTAAAATTTTCCCAACCAATAGTTTGAATTAGTTTAATAGCTTCTTCACTAATAATATCTTTATTATGTTTATGTCTTATTTTAGTGCTATCGAAGATGCCATTATATATTTGACAAGCATCTATAGGAGTATAAGCTACACAAATTTCTATAGTTTCTAAAGATTTATGGTGAATAATTTTACTTATCGTGTCTATAATATGAATATCGCCAAAATAATCATCTGCGTAAATGCCTATTTTCTTATAAGTTGTTCCTGCAAATCTCTCTTTTATTCTACTTATTGCTTCGGATGACGATACTCTTAATGAATACCCGGAACTTCCTATTAATACACTATCTTGTTCATTAATTTTACTAATTCTTTCTTTAATAGCTTTAGTTTTTCCTGTTCTTCTAGCTGCTTCTACAATTTTTACTCTAGGCGAAAACTTAAAATTATCATCTTCAAAGTTTATCATCATATACTTCCTTATAGATATCGTCTACAAAATTTGTTGTTAAGCTATCTATATAGAGTTTTAACGCGTAACCAACATATCTTTCAGGTCTTTCATCTCCATCAAACGGTGGGGTATTCCAAGGTTTTCCAAAAGCGTAACCGAAATTACTCGTCCATATTTCTACTTTATGTCCACCTACATCAAAAACAATTGTTCTACCGTCATTTTCTATTAGTTTTCCATGTGTTAAATATAGTTTAACAAGGTCTGACCATTGTTGACAAATGCTAGAATCTTTATATTTGATGCCTTGAGAGATAGCTATTTTATTTAGATGCTCTTTTTCTTTGCTGTCTTTTAAACTAGACATAAATCTGTTGAGCTGATTTTTTTGTTGTTCTCTAGTCTGTTTACGAGTTTCTTGACTTTTTATAATATGCTTAATTATTTGCTCTAGCATCTTTTAAAAAATTCCTTAATTTAAACGCCGTTACTGCTTTAGGTAATACCTCATTGTGACTATTATTGTTATCAATAAAGTTAGGGTATTTCTCTTGTTTAGGAGTAGAGCCCCATAAATAACCATAAGCAAAGGGCCAGTTACCTACCCATACATAATAATGTAAATTATCATATTCAAAAACACAAGTAAAATTGCTTTGTGTCTCTAATAGTTTTCCTTCATCCATTAGTTTATTTAGAAGACTATCCCACTCTTTGTCAACAGGTCTTATCGTAAAACCCCTTCTAAATTCCCAGTACATATCTATCAATTTTTTAATTAGCATTCTTAATTCCTTTTTTTAATATTATTTTTGTCTAAATATTGCAGTAGCCGGCCTAATCTAAAATTATTTAGGCTAAATTTGCTATTTCTTCTAAACTTATTGATTTCATTTTTTCCCTTTTATATAAAATACTATATTGTATAGCATAATGCAAGATTAATTAAGCAGAAAAGCTTTTCTGCTTAATTAATTACAATAAATATCATAAACATTTCATAGATGCTATAGTAATCATCTCTAATACCTATACGAAGATGTACGTTTTTGTTAGCACTCCATTCTTCATATTCTTTAGGGCGCTTATCAAACTTGAACTTATTATCTAATCGTTCTCCTACTATAACGAAGTTATATGGCGGATACGGCGCATCTATTTGATCGTTAGGTTTTATTGTCAAATAGTTACTGTCCATCTGATATTTCTATCATTAATGTTAGTAAGTCCGTTAGTTCTTCGTTAGATATATTTTTAGTTTCAATTAAATAACGTAATACTTCATGTATTTTTTTACTATAAGCACCTGATAATAGCTCTAGCTCTCTGAGTCTGCTTTTTCTAGCAAATGCAGAGTTTTTATTATTACCAAGAGCTGCTAAAGATAAATGATAATTAATACTTATTGTAGTTAATTCTCTTAAAAGTTTGGTAGACAACAAATAAGTCCTCTAAGGTTGCTTTATAAAATTCGTTATGATTGCCTTGAAACCACTTACCGCTTCGATAACGAGAATAATCATTTTTTAATGATTTATAAACTTTATTTGTATAGCCTCTATGTATAACTAGATCGTTACCTTTCTTGTCAACATCAATTCTATCGGCTAATCTATGAATAACATCTTTCTTTTTTAACATTAATTTTTCCTTTAATAGTTCTTGATAAAGTTAAAAGGAGGTCTTACACCTGCACTAAAGTTAGTAGCGCAGTATAATGCACCTTCTACTATTTGTTCTTCTGTTCTTGTATTATTAATATTTCCTAGAGCCGCATAAATATATCCTTTAGCATATTTTTCTCCACAACCTACGCTCTCATATACTAAATTACTTTCTCCCACTTGAAAATCTGATTCTACTATAAATAACCTATTATTAATTCCTACGAGAAAGACACCTCCGGACTCTTCGTTATTATTTATTTTAGTAAATCCATGCTCTTGTAGAATTTTTCTTATATGAGGAATAAAAACAGTTACCATCCAATCATATTCATCTTCGTCCCCACTATACGTTATATCTAAATGATAACGTATAATTTGTCCCATTCTAAAGCTACTAGTATATCCAATTAATATGTTATTTACCTTAAAAACTTTACTATCTTTTCTAATGGTTACGTTGAATCCCTCAACTCCGGCACTATCTCCTGCCAGTATAACTCCTTTATCATTACGTAACCCAACTATACATGTCATTATTATATAACTCCTATATCTTAAAATAAGTTTTCATTTTAGTGGAAATTTTAATATTTTATACCTTTTTCCAATTATTTCGTAACTATACTATAACATATAAAATTGTATTCATCAATATAATTTTAAAATTTCGATACCATAATGGTAGCAAGATTATTTTAAATTTTCTACTACCACATACTTGAAGCCTTAAAACTTTTCTAATACTTTTATTTTTGACATGTCAATTTTAATATGTTAATATACATAGAATAATGATAAATAACTTTTTAATTGCGGGGAAGCTAGAATGTATACACTTTTAAGTGCTGAGCGAGAGTACCAAAACGGTCGCTTCAACGCTTGGGTCGCTTATTATCAAAGAGCTAATGTTGATTTAATTACTACTCTTTATATTCCTTATAAAGAAGAAACCAGTTTTACTTGGTTTACAGATGCTGATATTAGAGATGCCAATAATAATATTTTGGTGTCGTTTAATGCTGTGAATTTATTAGATGCAAAAGACTATTGGGTAACACTAAATAGTCAATTCCCTACTATGAATAATATATTAATAGATAACGTACAAGTAGTTGTAGAGCAAGAAAGTGGTATTAGAGAAAACGTCAACGCTTCTGTTTTTACAGAGCAAGTTGATAGTTATATTTTAGATCACATTAGTAAATTAGATAGTACAGAACAAGTATCTTTCTTAGGGAATAAATACGTTAACACAGCAATTAGTGATGGTTAATTATTCTTATGGGCCTTTTGTATGGGGACCAGAAGGTAATATGATATACCCATTAGAACCGGCAGGTTATGATGATATAGGAATACCCGTAGATAGTGCTGGTAAACAACTATTAAGTTTAGATTGTATACTCCATCCTCACCATATTCCAACGGCTACAGAATATAACGAATATCTATCTATTCAAATACCTAGTCTAAAGACTACTAAAAGCTGGTTTACAAAAAATTTTTTTGATATTACTGACGACCAAGTTAAAAAGTATATCATATATTGGTTATTAAAAAATCCAAATCACATAATAAAAACCTATTGTACTCGAAAAGCTTTAGAGTGTGGTAGTATAGAAAAGTTTAAAGAATTAATCTATGGCACGTAAAAGAGAAATTACTGAGTTACTTGTAACTCAATTAAAAAAAATAAACGGGTTAACATTAGAGGAAGTTAGATATCCTAACAGCCCACATACTTTTGTTAATAACGTAGACGATCGAGTATTCAGCCGCTTTAAATATGTAGACGAAATTAATGATTTCCCCACAATCTGAGTTTACAATGCGACTGAATCTCGTATTCACATCGGGGCTGGTGTAAAATACGGAAACTATACAGTAAATTTAAGAGGTTATATCCGAGATGGTGACGATAGTATAGCTGCTGCTGATAACTTATTAGATGATATTGAATTTGTAATTGGTGGTATGCGATATGAAGGTTGCGCTCAAGATATAGTAGATGTACGAGTTACTAGCGTTGAGACAGATGAAGGTTTATTTGCTCCGTTTGGTATAGCCGAAGTTACACTAGAAATTTCGTATGAGGTAACAGTATAATGTCTAGAACTACAGATGTAAAAGTATATGAACCAGATACTGGCGATAATGCTTTAACTAAAAGTTTAGAAGCTCCTAAACTTGATCCAGTATATTTAAGTATTGCAAACGATAGTTTGGCAGGAAAAGACGTCTCTGCTATAGCTAAAGAATATGATATATCTCCAGACTTAGTTACCACAGTTTTAGATAAGAAAGAGGTTCAAAATTATATTAATGGTGTAATTTTAAATCAGGGCTATCTTAATAGAAGTAAGAGATTACAAGTAATAAACAAAGTAATTGAGCACAAACTAGAAGAAGCACTAGAGACTGGTGTTTATAGTAAAAAAGATTTACTTGATTGGTTAAAACATCTTAACGATGTGGAAACAAATATCAAGCCTAAGAAAGAACAAGGTCCTGGAGTAGCTATTCAGATTAATAACTATGATAAGCTAATGAATGATCTTTTTGAGGGTAATTAATGGTACAGAGAATTAGTACACAGATGGGTGGTACCGGTGTTGACAATACAGGTATTCTACACGTAGATAGAACTAATGTTCGTGTAGGTGTTGGTACAGTCACGCCTGCTGCTAATCTACATGTAACAGGTAACACTTTTTCAACCTCTATATCTACTAATGATTTTACCGTCGGGGATTTAAATATTACAGGGTCTACTGTAATATCAGACTCTGGGTTTGTATATTTTGATAATGATGCTGTATGGACTTTAGGAACAGGAATTTTTGGATTTGCTAGTTTAGATGCCGAAAGATTATTTGTTCAGCCTAAGCAAGACCATAATATGGCCGCGGTATTCCACGCACCTTCTTTTACTTTTTCGAATACAATAATTGGTGCTGGGTCTAACACGTATAGTCAAAATGCATATTTTTATTCTGGATTTATTGGGAACGATACAAATAATACTACTTTCTGGGTTAATACTCTAGGAGAAGGATACTTTGCTAACAATTTATCCTCTGACGGGAATGTAACTATTGGGAATAACATTAATATCGGAGGAAACGTTAATCCTACTAATAATCTAACTTCTAATTTTGGTAATGAAGCTAGTAGGTGGGGCACTGTGTATGCAAATAAAGGAAGAGTAAACATTACAAGCAATAATCAAGGTTATTTTAATTTAGATGTTGCTCAAAATTTTACTTGCGTAGTATCAGAAGATATAACTATCAATTTTACAAATATTTCTAATGCTATAGGACAATCTGGGTGGATTGAGCTAATTAATACTTCTGCTAATAATATTAGCATTGACGGGAACATTAAAACAAGTAGTTTAACTTTATCAAGTGGAATAACTTTATTAAGTTATTTATCTAATGGAACAGCTGTATATTTGACTGCTGCTAAGGATATGGTTTAATGAGTATTTTTAATAGTAATGTTTTAGCTGCTTCAAATAATAGTTGGAACCCTTTAACTGTGGATCAATCCGCATGGTTTGATGGATCGGCTGATTATTTATCATGGACTCCAGGGTCAACCGGCAACAGGCAGGAGTTTGCCTTATCATTTTGGGTGCGCCGCACCGGTTTTGGAAACAATGTTGCATTCTTTGGATCAGCAAACGTTCCATCTTCTGTGACGGCTCGCTTCTTCAATGAAAAGTTTGAGTTTGCTCAATTCAACGCAACTAGTTTTCAGCTCACCACCACACGACTATTCCGCGATACTAACTGGTATCATATTGTGGTTAGCGTAGATACTAACCAAGCTACTGCATCAGACCGCATCAAAGTTTTTATCAATGGTGAGCAAGAGACTGTCTTTGATACCGCAACCTACCCGACCTTGGGTTTTAGCGCGGCTATATCTCTTTCTGGTCAGAATATGTTTGTGGGCGCTTGGCCTGATAGCGCCGGGGCAGCTTTCCAACCAATCCCAGCCCGAATAAGCCAAGCCACCTACCTGGACGGTGTTTCCATTCAAGGCGCAGATTTCACTATTGAGGATTTAGGCCAGTGGTGGGCGGCGGGTGATAACGGTCTTATCTGGGCCGCCCAACCAGACACCAAACTAGTGGCTCAGGCTAACACGGCTGGTGGGAATAGCTTCTGCCAGACTTCCGAGATTGGCGACGGCACCGATGCAAGCGCGAACGGGAACGACTTCACGCCAACAAGCATGAGCCATGCCGCCAATGGATCGTCGGACACGCCTTCGAGACTGGGGCCTGTTGTTGATATATTGATCCAGCCCAGTTCATCGACCATCACAACATTAGAGGGCGGTCGCAGGGTTACAGGTTCAGGCGGTGGCGATGGTGGCGCATTTTTGTCCGTCCCATTACCCAAGACAGGTAAGTATGAATTTCAAGTGAAAACCAATAACGGTGACGGCTCAGTCGGTATCTGTTGCTATGATGCCGCGCTTGCGGTTTCCAACCCCTCGAATAACGCATTAAGGGGGTCTTCAGTGGGGTTTAATGAGGCTTGGGCTTATCGTGAAAATGGTAGTGTCCAGAACGTAACTGCTGCCGCCAGTCTTACCCCTTACACTGGGGGCACCGCACTTAGTGCAAACGATGTTGTCACTGTTCGGTATGACGCAGATGCGGGAGAAATACAGTGGCTTATTAATAATGTTCTTGAGACCACCTCAACCGGCGTTGATACGTCCCTTGAATTTTTTCCGGTTGTGGCACGTTTTAATAACTATGATTGGACATTCTTGGTTTTTGAAGACGAATTTACTTACCCTATTGGTTCTGGGTATTCGGCTTTGCGCGTTGCGAACAACGGTCGTCTCGCCACAGACCCTCAAGGTGCGGATTGGTTCAACTCCTTGCTGTTGACTGGTAACGCGACAAACGACCGAGGCATTACCGGAATGGGTTTCGCCAGCGACTTGCTCTGGTACAAAAAACGATCTGCCGCATTGTCCCATAAACTCCAAGACGTGATCCGTGGTGTGAACAACGTCATATACTCAGACTCGACCAATGCCGAACAAGTTGAGGGCGGGTTTGATAGCATCGACGACGCGGATGGGTTTACAATCAACAATGCGAACAACGCCAATGATAGCGCCGCAACTTATGTCGGATGGGGCTTCCGAGCCGGTGGTGCTGGCGTCACCAACAACGACGGAACGATCACCAGTACAGTTAGTGCAGCGGTGGCGGGCCATTTCAGTATAATTGGTTATCAAGGCAACGCCACTGCGGGGGCCACAATCGGGCACGATTTACCTGGTGCACCAGATTTAATAATTTTCAAAAACAGAGATACTTCCAGAAATTGGGTGGTCTATTGTATCTTATTAGGGGCCGGTAATTCCGATTATTTAATGCTGGATCAGGCAGGGGCAAAGGGGTTTGCCGGGGCCATTAGTTGGTTAAACACCACCGCCCCAGATGGGTCAGTCATCACGCTAGGTACTGATAGTAACAACAATCAGAACACTAATAATCACATAGCTTACGCCTTCCGCTCCGTCCCTGGTCTCTGCAAGGTTGGCTCGTATACGGGCAACGGCAGTGCTGACGGGCCAATGATTTGGCTAGGGTTCACGCCAAGGTGGGTGCTTATTAAGCGGGTGGATAGCGGTACGGAAGACTGGCAAGTGCAGGACACCGCTCGCAATCCGTTCAATGTGATCGACGACGCCATCTACGCCAACTCGTCGGCGGACGAGCAGCTAAACAACACGGCGTTCCACATCGACGTGCTGGGTGACAGCGTGAAAATTCGCACAACCCATTCTGGAAAGAACGCCTCTGGTGGTCTTTACCTCTACCTCGCAATGGCTGACATCGCAGGCGGTGGCGAACTTCCACCTATTTTAGGGAGATAAAAAATGTTTCACTACGTGAAAAATAAAAAAATAGTAGCTAGCTCTAAATCAGGTATACTGAAAGAGATATTTAAAGATACTAATACTAGATATAATTTTGAAGATATTAGTATAGAAAAATTACGATCTTTAAACGTCTATAAAGAGGAAGTTATTGGTACTTTCATTGAGTCTGATTTTATTGATACTTTAGTATCTGTAACATATAACGAAGAAAACGATAAGGTAATAAAGACACATACTCAACAATATAAACCTTTGATAACTATTCGAAATAGTTTAAAACAAAAAGTTAATAATTATAGGACAGAGTTATTGAATAGAGGAGTAGAAGCTTCTACCACTGCTAATAATACTGCTATTTTAGATACTGCTACAGATAGAGATATTATAAATATTACTGCTATGGGGGCTAATGCTTTATTCTTATCTAATATTAATAGTAATAATCATATTGATTTTAGAGACAGTAATAATATAACTCATAAATTAACTCCCCAAGAAATGTTAACTATGAGTTTATCTGTTAGTAATAAAATATCACAAATATATAAATATTCATGGAATCTTAAAGATATTATAGATTCTGCTTCCATAGAGGAACTACTAAACTTAGATATATACTCTGGGTGGCCTAGTTAAAAGGATAATTAATTGAATCAAAAAGATTATGAGAATACTAATTTTGTTAAGAATATCCGTCCAAGAAATGATAAACAAGCATTTTACTTAGAGAGTATGAAAGAATTTCCTGTAACAATAGGTATTGGACATGCTGGAACAGGAAAAAGTTTTTTAGCTGTATATAGAGCTACTAAAGAGTTTGAAGCTAACAAAATTAATAAATTGGTATTAGTACGACCACATGTAGCCACAGAAAACTTAGGATTCTTACCTGGCACCTTAGAAGAGAAAATGGATCCTTATATGAGACCGCTATTTGATGCTCTTCAATCTAGGTGGGGGCCTAAAAAAGTAGATAAAATGATTAGTACTGGTGAAATTGAAATTGCTCCTTTAGCGTTTATGCGAGGAAGAACATTAAATAATTGTGCAGTAATATTTGATGAAGCTCAAAATAGCACAGTTGACCAAATGAAAATGTTTCTTACTAGATTTGGTGAAAATATTAAGGTTATGATTAACGGTGACCCAACCCAATCAGATATAGTAGGATCAGACAACGGATTAGTTTGGGCAGTAAGTAAATTACGAGAATGTTCAAGCGTAAATATAGTCGGGTTTAGTGAGACCGATGTAGTTAGGAGCGAATTAGTTAAGGATATACTAAAATACCTTAACTAGTTGAAAAAAACATGTTTAAGGAAAAACTATTAAATTATCTTACTGAGACACATATTATGACAATGCTAGCACAAGCTGTTATTATTATATTAACATGTTTATGTTTGTCTATAATTTATTTATCTGTAGATAATTTTGATTATCTTTCTAGACAATATTCTTTATTGAAAGATCCTTATATATCCCAACAGGATTTAATTAAGGATATAGAAAATAGTGTAAGAATTAATGTTATTTTAGAAACATTATTGAGAGATGTAAATAACTCTGCCAGAACTTATGTTTTTAAGTTTCATAATGGTACTAGAGGTGTAGATGGGTTAAGTTTTATTTTTCAAAGCGCAACACATATGATAACTAGACCTGGTATAGTTAATTCTATACAGGATTTACAACAACTACCAATTTCCATTAATACTGATAAAGCATCTGCATATATAAATCATAGATGTTATAGTTATATAACTAATATGCAGGAAATAAATAATGCTTATAACAATTCTTTATTAGAACAAGGAATATCCAGTACTTACACCTGCCCTTTATATAATAAAGAAAATATATTAATAGGATTTGTAGGAGTAGATTTTATAACTAATGCCGGTAATGTAACAGAAATTAAAGAAGAAATCGAAAAGAAATTATTAAAAGTAGGAAAAAACTTAGCCCCTTATGTTTCTAACGATAGGAAAGTATTCTAATGAATAGACTAATACTTGGAATAACAATAGGATTTATCTGGGGAATTGCTCTTTCCATAGCAGGAATTCTTGTATTAAGAAGTATAGAAGATGGAACACTTAATATAGCACATAAAGAAGTTCATAGTATTCAAAAGATAACTGACGATATATATAATAAATTTTCAGGGATTAAAAGAACAGTTTTTATACTATATTCTAAAGATAAACACGGTATAGGACAAATTTATTTTACTGCGATAGCAGAAACTTACTTTTCAGATGTGAATCCTATTTTACCTGACTTTGTTAATGTTTTGGCTAACATTGAACAGCCTTATTATTTAGAGTTTTTAAAAAATAAATGCACCAAAAAAGGTGCTAACCAGTACGCAATAGTATCAAAGGATAAAATTAAGCTTAATACTTATTCAATTACTTGTCCTGTATTTGCACCACATTTAATTGGTGAAATAGCTATTGTTATTGATGATAATCATAAGCCTAAAGCATCAGATAATGAAATGCTTGAATATTTAAAAATAAAGGCATCAGAAGTGAGAGGAATATTAATTAATGGAGCATAGTAACGTTTTAGCAATACCAAATAACCCTAAAGATAGGTTTATAAAAATTCCTATTGAAAAATTATTAGATAAGTTACCAGCTAGGTATAAAGATAAACAAGGTAAAATATCATTTAACGAAAGTCAGTGGGCTATGGTTGAAGGATTAGAAACTAAAAGATTTTGGGTACATATAAGTGCTCGCCGTACTGGTAAGAGTTTTGCCGCTGCTATCATTGCATTAGCTAAATTATTAGAACCTGGACAATATGTAACCGTAGTTGCTCCTAATTTTACCCTATCTAGTATTATTTGGGATTATGTGACTGAATTTATTAGAGAATTAGATATTGAATGTGTTAGATTTAACGTAAAAGACAAAGTCGTACAATTAGTTAATGGCAGCGTATTTCGTTTGCTATCAGCTAATAACAGAGACTCTCTAATCGGTCGTGGTGCTCATTTATTAATAGTTGACGAGGCTGCAATTATTGATGATGATGAATATTTTACTCGTGATTTACGTCCTGCCCTATCTACTTATGAAGGTAGTAGAGCTTTATTTATTAGTACTCCACGCGGTAAATCGAATTATTTATATCAATACTTTTTACGTGGAGAGCCTGAGTTTGGATCTGAATATCCTGATTGGGGCAGTGCTAGATATACTTGGAAAGCTAATCCATTACTTAGAGAAAAAGATATTGAAGAAGCTAGAAAAACTCTTCCTAATAATATTTTCCAGCAAGAATATTTTTGTGAATGGACAATATTCGAAGGGCAGATATATGAATTAGACGAAGATGTACACTTAATTAGTACTGATAGTGATCCAGACGACTATGATTTAAGCTGGGATATTATTGCTGGATTAGATATGGGGTTTCGAGATCATACAGCTTTCGTAGTTATAGCTGTGAAGGGAGATACATATAGGATTGTAGATCATTATACAGGTTCTGGAAGTGCTACTTCTGTTCACGCAGAATTAATACAAGAATTAATAAATAAATGGAATATAGAAACTATCTATATTGATGCGGCTGCGGCACAAACTAAAGCCGATTTAGCTTATGACTATGATATTTATTGTGAGTCAGCGGTTAAACATAGTGTTCTAGAAAGTATCGCCTATGTCCAGGTATTAATTCAAGCAAATAATTTAGAAATCCATAAAAACTGTGAACAAGTATTTATTGCTATGGCCGCATATAGATGGAATGATAAAACAGAAAAACAAAAACCTTTACATGACTGGAGCTCTCACTATAATGACGCAGTTAGGTATGCTATGTACTCTCACTCCAGATCAGGTGTAGGTATATATGGAGTTAGATAATATAACTTTAGTAGTTTTAAATTACAAAAGATTTGCTAATATAGCAAAAATAGTAAACTATTATTCAACTAAAATAAAAATACATATTATAAATAATAATCCCACTATTATTATGAAAAAGCCTACTCATGTAGAACGCGTAATTAATAATAGTAAAAATAAATGGTGCATTGAAAGGTGGCATCAAGCTATGAACATAACTTCTGATTATATATGTTTATTGGATGATGATTTATTAGTAGATATTGATAGTATAGAGCATTTAAAAAATGTTGCTGAAAATAATCCACATTCTCTAGTAGGAATATATGGTAAAAATAATATAGAAACTGCTTCATGTTATGAAGACTTACAAGACGTATGGTGCGTGAAAAAAGACGTAGATATAGTTGTAGGAAGTTGTATTGTTACTAGAACTGAAAATATAAAATCTATATATGATACGTATATTAAACCTTTTGGATATGCAGACAGGGGTGATGATATATTAATTAGTTTATCATTATCAGAAAAATACAATGTTAAACATAAAGTAGAATATGCGGTAGTAGAGATGTTACCTGAAGGAGATGTGTCTTTATCTGACAATCCAGCTCATTATAAAAAAAGATGGGATGTTATAAAAAGTTTCAGAAGGATTCATAAATTTTAAAAAATCAAATTTGCGGTGGTTCAAAAATTTTGGTAATATATATAAATATTAGGAGAAAAAAATAATGCCCGCAATTCTAGATAGATTAGTAAGACAGCTTAAAGCTAAAGGTTTTAGTGCTGGCTCAGCTAGAGCCATAGCTACTTCTAGTCTACAAAAAAGTGGTAATTTAAAAAAAGGTACTGTTAAACCTACTAAGAAAGGTTTAGCTAGAGGGAAAATGACTCCAGCTGCTAGGGCTAAAGATAGAGCAGCTAAGTATAGTAAGGGAAGTAAACCTTCTCAATATTCCTATAACCCTAAAACAAACAGAGCAACTCTTAAAAAGAAATAATAAGTAGTAAGGACATTTTTATAAAATTTTAAAAATTGCCGAGATTACTATATTGTGGCATAATATGAGTTAGAAATATGACAGAACTTAAAAGAATACCTGTAAAAATGATCAGGGATTATATAAAGAAAGATTATGAAAAAGGTTCTGAGTGTTATATCTGTAAGACGCTTGATAATTTAGAACTTCATCATTTATATAGTGTGTCTGATTTATTTCACACTTGGTGTAAACAGAATAATATTACTGTTGAGCAAACGCAAACAGTAGACGGAATGAACTCTATTAGGGTTGCCTTTTACAAGGATAATAGAGAACCGTTAGCGCCAGAACATTGTTATACTTTATGCAAAGCACACCATCTGCGTCTTCATACAATTTATGGACAAACTTATCCTAATACTATGGCTAAAAAAGTCAAGAATTGGATAGAGTTAAAAAGAGGACAAAACCAAGATGGGAATGCTTGAAAATTTTAGATTGTGGACTATTGATAAACTCAATCCAGCACAAAGTTCAATTTTTGGTAAAGAACCTTCAGCAGGGCCTGAAAGTATTACCGATTATGAAATTGCCTACGAAGAAATTGATGTTATTCATAGAGCAATCGAAGTTATTATTAGTGCTGTCGTAGATATCCCCTTCAGAGTAGAAGGTAACGGACCTACTAAGAAAGTTTCAAAACTTATTAATAAACGTCCAAACCCTTTTGAAGATAGAGACAAATTCTATAGAAGAGCTATATTAGATTTAATGCTAGACGGAAATATATTTTTCTACTATGACGGTAATCATATTTATATATTACCTGCTAACGATGTAGAAATTATACCCGACCCAACTACTTACATTCATCATTATGAATATTTAATTAGTGATCCTAATGATGCAGTATCTCAAGTGTTTGGTAGAGCTCCAAGAACCCGAGAGTCAAGACGTGTCATGTTTAATCCAGATGAAATAATTCATATTAAACTTGATAATCAAAACAGTATATATAGAGGTGCTAGTAGATTAAGAAGCGTAGATCAGTTAATTAAATTATATTACGAATTAATTAAATTTCAACAACAATTCTTTAAAAACAATGCAGTACCTGGAGTAGTTTTAACTAGTGAAAACGTATTAAGTACGAAAATCAAAGAAAGACTACTTCAACAATGGAAAATGACTCACACTACGATTTTCGATGGTGCTAGAAATCCAGCCATCTTAGATGGTGGGCTAAAAATTGATAAATTTAGTAACATTAATTTCAGAGAAATGGATTTTGAAAATAGTGTTGAAAGACTACAACAAGATATGAGTAAGGCTATTGGCGTTCCTTATGTTCTGTTAAAATCTGGTAATAATGCAAATATTACTCAAAACCAAAAATTACTTTATGAACACACCATTTTACCTATTTGTAACATGATTGCTAGTTCTTTTGAGCACTTTTTTGGTCCTGATATGAATATAGAACCAGATAAATTAGAAGTAAATGCATTACGTCCTGATGCTAAAACACAAGCTCAATATTGGGCTACTCTTGTTAATACTGGTATAGCTACCATTAATGAGGCTAGAGAACAACTCAGGCTTGAGTGTATGGTAGACGGAGAATGTGATAAATTACGTGTTCCTCAAAATATAACAGGGAGCGCAACCAATCCATCCTTAGGGGGTAAGCCGGAAGGCACTAGTACAACTACTCCCCAATCTGGAGATGGAAAGGCAATTTCAAAGAGAGGATAAATATGTCAAAGAAAACCCTCTATTTAGATAGTATGGAAATTAAATCTACTGAACAAAGTAAAGGTTTAAGTATCTCAGGATATGCAAATACTGTCTCAAGAGATAGAACCGGTGACGTCATTGTTCCTTCCGCTTGGACAAAAGGTGCTCAGGAATACTTAAAAAACCCTGTGCTTCTTCTTCAACATAAACACGATCAACCGATTGGTAAAGTTACAAAAATGCGTCTTGATAACAAGGGCATTCACGTAGAAGCTGATATCAGCGAAGCTGCTGAAAAACAGTACGGTACTAGAACATTAGTTCGAGACGGTGCTTTAAAAGCTTTTAGTGTAGGATTTCGACCAAAACGTGCTAGATATGATAGAAAAACAGATACCACTTATATTACAGAACTAGAGTTACTAGAAATTAGTATAGTAAGTGTACCTTGTAATCAAGATAGTCTGTTTAGTGTTCGTAAAAGTTTTGACAACAATGAGGATTATAAATCATTCTTAGAAGAAGTTGTTGATAAAAACGAAGATACAACAGTAGTTAAGGCCGGAATTTCTGAAATTCATAAAGATGGTCACTATCATACATTTGAAGTAGATGCGGATGGTAACGGTACCGCAACTTACACCTCTCATGGCCAAAAACATAACCACGATGTAGTTAATTATGAAATTAAATCTGCTGAAGATGGTCATAGTCATGATGTTCAAATTTGGAAGGACTCTTCAAAACTACCAGAAATGGAAATTGAAAGTAATTTCAATAATATTGAAGAACTACTTACCGACGAGGAGAATAAAAATATGCCTAATTCCGAAAATAAAGCTTCTGAAACAGAAGTTAAAGATATGAATCAGGCAGAAGAAACAGTTAAATTAGAAATTCCTACAGAAGGAAAAACTAATGATAGTGAATCTACAAAAGCTGACGTTGAAGATAAAAACGAAAACTCAGCAGTAGAACAACCTAATACTAAAACTGATACTTCTGTTCCTACAGATTCTAATATCAAAGAAACCGTAGATGAAGAGACTCAAGCAGACCCATATAAGGCTATTCCTTTTGTTAACTTACTAAGTATGTCAACCGGAGAACTTAAAGCTGATGATTTTGTCAAACTTGATGGTTCTCGACACAAGATTAAAAATATTGCTACTCAAACAAACCCTAACTTTATTGTTGAACCTGTAAGTGTAGAAGGTGAAGTTATTGGAGAGGCTGTTTCTATCAAAGCAACTGATCTTTCTGTAATTAACACCTGGGATATTGGTACTAAGTTTGATATTAAAATGGTTAAACACGCTAAAGTAACTAACCTAACAGACAAACAAAGAGAAGAAATTAAGAAAGGTTTCGTAGAACATGTAAATCTAAAAGAAATCGATCTAAATAATTTAAAGTCTTCTGCTACTACACAAGAACAGCAAATTACTTTAAACAACACATACAATTTAATTGCAACCAATTTTAAAGATTGGAATGATACTAACTACGCTCTAGCAAATAGAGTAGTTGAAAAAATTAAGGCTCTCAAGGGATTACCCGAGTCTGACGACCGTAATTTACAGTTAATCTTAAACGGTCATAAGGCAGAGAGTCAAGAGGAGAAAAAAGATATGCCTACTCAAAATGTTGATGAACCAATGGTAGTTAACACCGGCGCTAAAGCGGAGAATGCTCCAAATTCTGTAGCTCAAGTTAAGGAACCTCAAGTTCAGGACTTACTAAATAAGACCGAACAAACAATGAATAAAGCTGCTGATAACGAAGAAATTCGTGGTGATACAAGCTTATCCGACCAAGTTGAAGAACTAATGCAAGAAATTAAGAAGCAGAAAGAGCTTGTTAATGCCTTACAAAATTCTAAGATGGTCTACAATCAAAATAACGATCCTTCACGTAAGGCTCAATTCACAGATAAAGAAATGGCTAATGCTGTATTTCTTGCTAAGGCTCTTGGTAAGAATAACGAGCAAGTTTTTGACACCAATTTTGGTTCTAAAATGAAAGCCATTACAACTGTTGACCAGTTCTTAAGCAACTTTTCTAGCACTGTCTATGAAGAAATGCAACAGCAATTAGTTATCGTGCCCATGTTCCGACGCATTCAAGTAGATGCTAAGAGCTTCGATGTTCCTGTAACTAATGAAGATGTTGACGGTGATGTAGCACAGTTTGCCAACGGAACCTTTGCGACTGGTGCTTATGATGCTACTCGTGTTCCAACTAGTAACCAGAATACTATATCATCAGTTCGCTTTACTCCACACAAATGGATGGCGACCACTCATTTAGCGAAAGATGAGCAGGAAGATACAGTTCTTCCTCTTATTGACTTCCTAAGAGCTGATGCTGCTCGTCGTGTTGCTCGTGCTATCGATAAGTCACTACTTCGTGGTGATGGAACCCTAACAGGGTTTAATGCTAGCCCAACTAACGCAATTACTCCTGGTGCTGGTTATGCATCTGTTATGAAGGGTCTTGTTACTCTTGCTAATGATGTTGCAGGATTAAGAGTTAACTGTGGAGCTTCTACAGCAGCTACTCCAGCAAATATTGCTGCTGCACGCGCTAAACTTGGTAAGTACGGATTACAGTTAGGTGACGATTTAGTTTACTTAACAACAATCGAAGGTTATAATGAACTTGTTCAGACCTCTGATTTCCGTACCGTTGATAAGTACGGACCAAACGCAACCTATCTAACTGGTAGCATCGGTGCTGTTTATGGAATGCCTGTAATGATTACAGAGTTCTTAGACGCTGCAGGTGCAAATGATGATCATATTGGTCTATTATTATACAAGCCAGGATTTATGATTGCAGAACGTCGTGCAATGGAAATTGAAAGCGAGTATAATCCTCGTCAGCAGGTAACTGCGGTTTACATGAGCACTCGTTTCGATATGAAGCCACTTACAACTGTAGGTACTTCAACTGCTCCAACCCTAAGTAGCCAGTACAGCCTAGCGTCTGTATTACGTAGCGCTTAAGTTGAAAATATAGGGGGAGACTTAGTCTCCCCCTAATACAGGAGATTAAATTATGGCACAAAAATTTATCCATAAAGTCAGTCCAGAACTTACTGACGATGCTCAATACAAAAGTGTAAGCGAAATTGATAGTTCTGCTCTTACTCAGGGTACAACCATTTTACTATATCCAGGTACGTATGACGCAATCAGTGCAAGCTGGAATGATGTCGCACTTATTGGTGTTGGTGATGTAGACGATGTTATCGTTAATGGTTTAACCTTAAGTAATACAGCTGTTAATACAGTTACTGTTAAAAACTTAACTATTAAAGGTAGTAACGCTGCCGCACATAGTTTAACCACAGCTATCGAAGTAGGATCACCTGATGATGCTAGTGGTAGTGTTACCTTAGCTATTCGTGATGTTAAATTAAGTAACGCAGAGTACGGTGTTATTCATCACGGCTCTACTGGTGCTTTATCAATTAGTTACTCTGATTTAAGCGGAGTCGATCAGGCTGTTAGTGCAAATGCTAACACCTCAATTAGTTTCTCAGTTCTTAACACTAGTTCTAACGCATACTTCGCCACAGGTGGGGGTAATACAGGTAAAGCAACAGTAACCGTTACTGCTGCACAATCTGGCGGCTCAAACACTGGTAACACTGTTGAAACAGTTCGTGCTTTAATTAGCTAATTGATTTATAATCAAGGTTAATTAGTACACTTAGTGGGAGGCCGAAGGTACAGTCGGTCTCCCTTTGTTTTTAAAAGGAGATACTATAATGGGAGTAAGAGAAAATAAAAGTTTTGAAATCGAAACACGTTTAGAAATTCCAGTTTCTATTACAGACGAAGTAGAAGCTACTAATTGGGCGTTTAAGCGCGGGGTTAGTTTAGGCCTAATACAAGAATATTTAGATGATTGGGAGACTCGTACTTTACTTAAAGTTGAAAAGAAAAAGGTAGAGACACCTAAAACAGTGAAACCTATCGTAGCTAAAAAAACTTCTACTGTTAGCACAGTAACAACTCCTGCTATCACTAGTAAATAATAAGGAGGTCACAGTATGTCTTTAGTTAGTCTTGAGGAAGTAAAAAATTATTTAGAAGTAACTAGTACGAAGTCTGATGGTAGACTTTCAAATATAATTGAGTATGCTTCTCAAGCTATAGAGACATACTGTGGTCGAGAATTAGTTGCTAATACTTACACAGAATATCACAACGGTGGATTACCTTCCGTATTTGTTAAAAGAATACCTATTAATAACGTAACTGTAGTTGCAGAATACGATGGATCAGATTATGCTAATTTAGCAGGGCCAAATAGTGATGGTAGTTTACCAAATAATTTATCGAGTTCTAGTGGCTCTATAGAATATATGTGGTATGAAGATACTGGAGAAATTGTGAGAACTAATAGGGCTTATACTGTTGACTTAGACCTAGGTCAGTATACTAAGTTTAATAACTACCCTAAGGGTGTAAAGGTAGTATACGGTGGCGGCTATATTACTATACCTAGTGATTTAAAATTAGCAACTTTAGATTATATAAAATTATTACATAAGAACGAAAGTAGTTCAGAGACAATGAGTTTTCAAGGAGAATCTAAAACCTCATTTCCTACTTCTGCTAATTTCCCTTCTCATATTAGAAGAATATTAGAAATGTATAGATTATTAATGTAATGGCTTTTGTTATATTAAGTATCGACACTAAAGAAGCTAAAAATCTATTTGACACTATTGATAAATCATCTAATAGTATTTTAGCCAATAAAAATATGACTAGTTCTGTTTCTACTTTTTTAAAAAGAAAAAGTATTGGAGCGAAAGCAAAAACAGGTAACCTAATAGTCAATGTTAAAAATTCTAAATCTAATCCTCTTATTAAACCTATTAACGATGAAATTTTTAAAAATAATAATTTACCTATTAATTCTGGTCAAATATTACTAAATTCAGAATCTACACAATCTTTTGCTGATTTATCGCAAAATCCGGCAGATTTTAATAACACTTCATTATTAATTTCTAAGGCTAAGAAAAGAATACAAGGTAGTAAAACTCAGTTTATAAATGACTTAATTAAAACTAAAGAATTACAAACTAGACTATCTATGCTAACTTTACCTTTATTATTTCCAGATGGTTCTAATTTCCTAGTTACGGCTACAAATATTAAATTCTCTGCAAGAGATTTTAATATGAAACTAACAAATGTAATCATACAAGATAATAATGTTATTGTTAAAGTTCAGTTAAGTTTGTCAAGAAATGGATTAAATAAAGTCATTATAAATTTACAACGTACTCTAGAAAGTAATCCTGACGAAGTAATAACTATTTTTAGAAACAAAACTAAATCAGAATTAGACTTTATAGGGCAGATTATATCATTAAAGCCTTCTTCAATAAGAATTGGACTAAATACTTTAGTAAATGATGTTGATATTAACGCTGTAGTAGAAAATCAAAATAAGAGTATAGTACAAACAGCTAATGAAAGTTTTAATACTTTAATGACTAGGTTATCGGATGCAGAACTAACAAGAAGAGTAAGAGCTTCAGTTACTTTAAAAATGCCCAAAGGTCCTCCAAGAGGCCCGCCTTTATCGGCACAAATACTAACATATAGATCAGGTACTTTTGCAAGAAGTATTGATGTGTTTTATGATAGAAAATTAAATGCTGTTAAATATTTTTATAACCCTCGTTACTTTTCTCATGAAAGTACATCCAGAGACCCTAGAAATACTATTGAAGGTAGTATTAGAACAGTAGTAGGTAGGCTTACGGGTGGGCAAGTAAGAGTATTTAAATCCACGTTTTAGCAATTATATTTTTTAAAAATAAAATTGGATAAAATTTTTCAGATGGTATACAATAATGAGTATAAGAAAAGAAATTACTACAAGAATAATTACAGAACTAAAGTTAATTAACGGTCAGGTATCGTCTTTTGACAGTTCGTACACTTATAATAGTAATTTATTTGGTAATGTAGATAGAGGTTTTAAATTTTTTGATAGTATCAACGATTTTCCCTCTGTTTATATTGTTGCTGGTAGAGAAACCAGAACCTATAATTCACAGGAATTTACGGAGGCTGGACTCCCTATAACCTTAAGAATATATCATAAGTCCAGTGATGTTCAAAACGAATTACAAAACGTAATAGACGATATAGAGCATGTAATTTATAATCTCACTGATAGCCCAATATTAGGAATTGAAGATATAACTATAGACGCAATTTCTACTGATGAGGGACTATTAGAACCTTACGGTTTTGGAGAAATAATTTTAAGTGTTCAATACGTTTTGAGCTAATAGAGGAGTTTATTAAATGAGCTGCAATCTAAATTTACAGCGTAATACCAAAATCTTCTATTCTACTATTGACTTAGCATCAGGCGACCCCGTAACTGATATGGTACCTGCCAACACTTGGCAGGTAGAAGTATTAGCCGGTTATGCCGTATCTCAGGCTGCTGCTACTCAGGATATTACTACTTTAGAAAGTGGTCTTACTCCTGATCGTGCTGTAACTAGATTTAACACTGCTATCAACCCTGTAGAATGGAATTTTCAATGCTATCTAAAACCAACAGGAATCACAAACACAAAAGCTAACACGGATGGTGTATCTGCAACATCTAATGCTAAACCTGTGGCTGATTGGTTCTTATGGCAGGCTGCCTTATCTAATACAGCCCCTGCAGTTGGATCAGAAGAACAAAGTGTTTGGGAGAATGGCGGAATTTTCCGTAGTGTATCTAGAGTCGCTTCAGCTAACGTTGCAGCGCATACACCTAATTTCGCTGTTGCTCAAGAAAATCATCTATATATTGTTATGGATAACGTATACTATCAGGTATCTAATGCTGCGGTTAATGAAGCATCTGTAGATTCCGCTATTGATAGTATTGCTACTACTACTTGGACAGGTTTTGGAACTAACTTAGTTGAACTAAGAAATGGTCCTAGAAATAACGCTGTTAGTGTATTCGGTGGAGTTCTTAATTCTGGAGTAGAAACTAGTGCTAATAGTAATGCATATGCTGTAACAGCAGAAAGCGCTTATCAGCCTTGGAATTCTTATAACGTAGCATCAAGCATAGCTTCTGCAAGTTTTATTAAGAATAGACTTACTACTCTTAGTGCTTTTCATACACCTGCTAGCGGTTCTCCTGTGAATTATACATTCCCAGTAACTGCTATGAATTGGAGTCTAAATAACAATATTACATACTTAACACCAGAAGAATTATCTACCCTTAATGCTCCTATCGGTAATTTTGCCGGAAGCAGAACAATTAGTGGTACGTTCAGTGCTTATCTACGTCATGGTACTGCCCAATCAGCAACATTCTTAAAGAATATTGTTGAAGATAGCAGAGTAAGTCATAGTACTGCTGCTAATGCCAACCTACAGGTTGGTGGAACAAGTGTTCCATACGTAGCTTTCTACCACCCAGCTGTTCAATTCGATTTTCCAACTCATGCAATTGAGGATGTGATTTCAGTTTCTGCTGCTTTCCAGGCACAAGAGAGTGTTGATAACTGTGGTAATGGTGACGAAGTAACAATCTTTGCGGTTAAGTAATTAACTGAAAATAGTCTGAGGGGACTAAAAAATTAATCATATGGGTGCTTACTCTGTAACAAGCAATTGGTCCCCCTCACCAAGCGCGCGTTGAAAAGAGTAAGCACCCTTTTTATTTAAAAAAAGGAAAAAAGAAATGAGTTTAATCAAAAGTTTAGAAATTAAAGAAAAGTTAGTAGATGTTGAGTTTCCTGATATTGAGGGATTTGTAATCACCTTAGCTTATCTACCTAAAGACGAATTAATTAAGATTCGTAATAAATGTTTAAAAATGAAATTTAATAGATCAACCAAACAAAGAGAAGAAGAAATTGATAATGAAAAATTCTTATCACTTTATTGTGACGCGGTTATCAAAGGTTGGAAGGGCTTAAAGTTTAAGCATCTTTCTGAGTTAATGGCTGTTGATTTAAGTAATGTTAATCCTAATGATGAAATTCCTTACTCTCCTGAAGATGCTTTAGATTTATTATCTGATAGCACTGTTTTTGATCAGTTTATTACTGATTCTATGAATGACTTAGAATTATTTAGTGAAGCTGCTAAAAAGGAAGAAGAGAAAAATTTAAAGAATACTTCCAAAGTTGGTTAAGAGACTCAGGTGACTCTAATATAGATGTTGATAAAGAATTAGCTATATTTGAACAAATGGGCTGGGATATCCCAGAAGACTTTGGAGAAAATAATTTAGATGCGAGTAAACTTACTATAGAAGCCCAACAAAGTTTAATGCTATTTAATACCTTACCCGATAAAATTGACGGTATGGGTGCTGGTTGGTATGGTAAAGATTATGCAAGTTTAGAATTTATAATGGACCTATTAAAAATTGAGGATAAATACAGAGTTTTTGAATTACTAAGTATTTGTACTAATTTATATATGAAATATGCTCATGAAAAATCTAAACAATAAGAGAGTTATATAATGACAACTAATGCTAATGTAAATGTTAATGTAAAAGCTAATGGTAGTAATAAGACAAAAAGCGCTATTAAAGGTGTATCTAACGAAGTAGATAAACTTGATAGTAAAAGTAATCGTCTTACTACTACTCAAGCTAGTGCAGGTAGAGCTTTTTCTCAACAAGCTAGAGGCTTAGGTGGGTTAGTTGGTGCTTATGCTGGTGCGGCTGCTAGCGTATTCGCATTGCAACAGGCATTCGCGGCATTACAAAGAGCAACTCAATCAGAAGAAATTGTACGTGGTACTATTACATTAGCTAACGAAATAGGCTCTAACGGTAATAAAATTCTTGCTAAAATTCAAGAAATTACCAAAGGTCAGTTAACTTTAGCAGAAGCTGCTCAAAATGCTAACATTGCACTATCTGCTGGATTTGGCGGTGAACAATTAGAAAGAATTACGGGGGTTGCTCTAAAAGCTAGCCGTGCCTTAGGTAGAACATTAACAGATGCATTTCAAAGATTAGTTCGAGGTGCGGCTAAGTTAGAACCAGAACTTTTAGATGAATTAGGTATTTTTACTCGTATTGACCCTGCGGTAGAAAAGTATGCTAGACAATTAAATGTTGCAACATCTAGTTTAACTAATTATGAAAAAAGACAAGCTTTCATTAATGAAGTTATCGAAGAAGGTGAGCGTAAATTCAGTATTATTAACACCGTTTTACCTACTACGCAACAAAGTCTAGAAGAATTATCTGCTAAAGTTATTGATTTAGCTACTAAAGTCGGACAAGCTGTAGCCGGTCCTTTGTCTAGTTTAGCAGATTTCTTTAGTCAAACTCCTGGAAACATTGGAGCACTAGCTGCGGTACTATCTGTTCAGATTTTTAGTAGTCTATCAGCAGGTATTTCTAGTTTTGTTACTGAGAGCGGACAAAGTATCGATAGATTTTTTACACGAATTGAAGAAAAAGCTAAAAATATTAGATTATTTGGTAAAAATACTATAAAAGATAATTTAAATACTTTAGATAATACAAAAGCAGAATTTGAAGGTAATAAAGGTTTTACCGGAGGTAAAAATGCTTTCGGAGGTAAACTCTCTCCCAGTCAATTTAATAACTTAATAGATAACGCAGATTCTCTAACTAACCAACAAATTAGAGAAACAACTCCTTTAATTAAAGCTCAAATTGAACAAGAAAATAAGTTTATCGCTACTAAACAAAAATATTTAACTGTACAGGGAAGAACTAAGGAACAAATTGATGCAGCAAATAGAAGTATTGAAAGAGCTACAAGAAGAGTTAAAGCTTTAGAGGTTTCTTATATTAATCTAAATACGGTTATGAATAATAGTTCTGGACTATCTAAAGGTATAGCTAGATCAGCTGATTTTATTGGTGCAGCTTTTAGAAGAACAGGGTTAGCAATTAGTGCCGCAGTTTCCTTAGCAAATAAGTTTTTTCTTGTAGGATCTACTATTCAATTTATCGCAAGTTTATTTGGTGTAGATATTTTAGATAGCGTAATTAAATTTTTCAAATCTTTAACAGAAGAAATTGATAGAGCTAAAGAAGGAGCCCAAGCTTTAGCTGCTACTACTTTTATATCTAAAAATAGCAATTTAGAAAAGTTATCAAAAGAATTAGATTTAGATAGAGAGGCTAGAGAAAAACTAGCGGAAAAATATTCTGATGTAAATAAACAAATTATTGAGGGATTAACTAACACTTCTGGGATTAGACAGCAATTTGCTAATCAATTAGCAAAAGACAATGGAACTAATTTTGCAGGAAGAAATGAATTTAGACCTAATAAAGAACAATTTGAACAGGCACAGGCTTTAAGTAAAGAAGAAGTACTAAGATTAGGTGTCTTAAATCAAATAGAAAGACTTAATCAAACTATTACTAGATTAAAAAATAAACAAACAAAACTAAGTGGAGAGGAATTAAGAAGTAGTCGATTAGAGGTAGCTACTTTGGAGGAAGCAGTTAAAAATTTAGAATCTGGTAAAACTCAATTATCGGGTATTATTGAAGAAATCAGTAGAACTGCTGGAATTCCTATTCAACAAGTAGCTGATTTAGCTTTACAAGGTTTTATAAAATTTAATGATCAAGTAGCTACTATAGGTTTTGGAGGTATTCAAGCATCTATTTCTGAAATTAGCGACAAAGGATTACCCAAATTAAAAACGGGTGTAGGTAATTTAGTTTCTGAGTTAGGTAAAAGCATAAACGCAAGTAAAAGTTTCTCTGATTCTTTTGCTTCAGGTTCTCTTGATGCAGAGAGGGCAGCACAAAAACTTACAGCAATAACTACTATCACTAGTGAATTAGTTAAATTACAAGAAGCCTACACTAACGAATATGGTGAGTTAGACCCTAAATTAGTTGCTATTATAAATAGACTTAAAGATCAAGGAAAAGAAGCAAGAAAAATAACCCAAGAGCTTCAAGCTATTGAGCAATTATCTGTAAATATTACTAAAGCTTTTTCTAGCCAAATAAGTTTAGTAGATAACTTAGAATCTTCTGGGATAATTAACTTATTTAATGGTAAATTTGCAGAAAATGGTATTGAAATAGCTGCTAACAAAGCAGAAAATTTAGTAACTGCTATTAATATAGCAAAACAAGGATCAATAGAACTCGCTGCTTTACAAAAAGAAGCTGCTAGTCGAGGAGAAAAAGATTTAGAACAAAATGCTAAGATTGTAGCCTTAGGAAATCTCCGAAAAACTACGGAAAAGGCTTTATTTGGTGCTTTCCTAAAATCAAAAGAAGAAATACAAAAAATTGCAATAGCTGAAGAAAAAAGACTAAGGGAGTCTTTACAACAATTAGATATTGAAAAGCAAAAATTAGAAATTCAAAAATTATCTAATAATATTTTATTATCTCAAGAAGCTTATGATAATAGAAATAAAGCTTTAGAAGCTCTACTAACTAAAGAAAATGCTCTTTTAGATATAAGCAAGGCATATAATGAAACTCAAAATATTAAATTTAAAAAACAACAACAAATAAACGAAAATAAAGTTGAAGAATTAAATTTAGCTAATAAACTATTAGATACAGAACTAAAGGGAAAAGAACTAGCAATAGAACGTGCTGCATTATTAAGAGACTTACGATTACAGAGAACTGCTGATAATCAAGCTAATTTTCCTAATTTTGGTACTAGGGAAGATAGAAGAAATTTAATAGCAGAACAAGCAGCTAGTAACTTAGAAAAAGAATTAAATCTAATTAATCTTCGTATAGAAGCAGAAAAGAAAAAATTTGATAATGAATCTAGGATTATTAATCTAGAGATAGATAATTTAGAAGCGGAAAAAACTTTTAAAGCTAAAGATAATAGCCAGAAAGCTGCTCTTTTATTAAGAGAGAAGCAAATTTCTGAGCAGAAAAGCATTAATGAACAGAAAAATTTAATTAATAGATTAGATATATTAGATCAAGAAAAAATAAGAGCAGACGCAGAATTAGCTATAAAAAAACAAGAAATTGATATTAATAAAACTAATAAATTAGCTGCATTAGAATTAGAAAAAACCAGATTATTGACTGTTCAGAAAGAAATACAAGCATTAACTCAATTTCCTATTGAATTGGCTAGAATATTCAATGAATTTATTAAAACATTAGCAGGATTCTACGGAACTAGTAATCCTAGTTTGATTAGTGTAGCTAATTTTGATGAACAAATTGATTCACTAAATTCTTCTATTAAAACTTCTATTGAACAATTAGATAGTACTATTAATGCTACTAAGGACTTAGCAGCTACTCAAGCAGACGCAGCCACACAAGAAGCTAATACTCAGGACAAATTAAGGTCTCTTAAAGCTAGAGCTATACAAGATGAAATTCTTGATATAGGAGAATTAGCTAAATTACAAGCAGAATTAAACGACATTAAGATATCAAATCTTAACAGAGAAAATGCCGCAGAACTCGCAGCATTACAAATTAAGATAGATAATAAAAGAAAAGAAATAGGGATAAACGAAGAAGAATTTAAAAATACTATAACTCAGTTAGAAAATGAACAAATAAAAGCAAATTCTAATCATAGTTTAACCATGAGTAATTTAAGGGAGCAAGGAGACGCCCTTAGATTACTATCTGACGATATTAGTTCAGTTCTTAAAAATAAAATTGGAACAGGTATTCAGGATTTAAGCAAGGCTTATTTTGATGGTACCCTTACTATGGACAACTTTAAAGAAGGTGCAAGAGATTTATTCGTAGGTATCTTAGATGGTATAAGAGAAAAAGTTACGGATAGACTTATTGTAAAACCTGTTGAAGATATGATTGGTAGTGTTTTTGGTGATCTTTTTGGGAGCGAAGAGAGAGGTAACTCTCGTGACCTCCCCTTATACACTTCTGATGTTAGCTTAGGTGCTAGTAAATCTATAAAATCCGAAGTACTTAGTGCGGCGGAAAATTCAGATAAAGCTGTTACAGAAACTATTAATAAAAACAAAGAACAAACTACTGGATTTTTTGATAGTGTTTTTGGAGAAAACGGACTTTTATCAAGAGGATTAAGTTCGTTTGGTAACACAGCCACAAAAGTATTTGACTTTTTAGGTAGTAGCTTATCTAGTGCTTTAGGAAGTTCTGGCGGTTCTAGTAGCGGTTTTGGTAGTATCCTAGGGCTTATTGGTACTGGAATAAGTAGTATGTTTGGCGGAGGTGCTGGATTTACTGCTGGTAGTAACGTAGGAACTAGTAGTGCTTTATCCGTTGCTCAGTATGGAATCTTAGATGGTAGAACCATGGCGGCAGGGGGTCCTGTTAGATATATGGCTGCTGGAGGTCCAAATCTATTAAGAGATAGTGTGCCTGCAATGTTAGAGCCAGGCGAGTTTGTTATGAACAAGAGAGCTTCTCAAGATATAGGTCTTAATAATTTAAGAAATATGAATAGAGGGGGTTCTGGTGGACAGCCTGATGTTAAAGTTAATATTGTTAACAATGGCACAGCCCAACAAACTGATGGTCAACCTCAGGTAAGTTTTGACGGTAAACAGTTTGTTATTGATGTAGTATTAAAAGATTTCAGAAATAACGGACCAATTAGAAAAGGACTTAGAAGTGTGTAATATAATTAATGTACGTTCTTCCAGTAATAAAAAATTTCATCATATTGATAAATTAATAAGAGAATTTGTTGCTGGTAAGAACGTACAAAGATTAATTAAGAGGAAATAAAAAATGGCAACTTATCCAGATGATGCAGTATTTGACATAGAAACTAGTTTTAGTGTAATTGGTACTACGCAGTATACAAATACTTCAACAGACGTATCTTTTAACCTCCCTAGTAGTGTTTCTTTTGAAGGAGAAATCTTTGCAATTACGGATGGTGTAACTCAATCAACTTCTAGTTTTTACGTAAGTAACAATAATTCCACAATTAATTTTTATATACCTCCGAATGCTGCTAATTTAACTATTAAAACTTTAAGTATTCCTGCTAGGTTTAAAAAGCTAGTGTCAGAGACAGGAACATTCAGTGTTACTTATAGCAATAATAATCCAGTCACTAATAATGCAAATAATTATTTAATTGATGGGGTTACTACTAGTTGGGCACTACCCTTAAATAGTACTTCTACACAAAAACCTAGTATTTTTGTGTTTGTTAATGGTGTTAATCAAAGCGATAATAGTTTCGTATTTCCAAGTTCTGTTTTAGGTGATCAAGGTATTGACATTGATCCACCTATTCCAGCATATGCCAATACTTTTCTAGACATTAGAACTATTAATAATAGTATCTCTTTTACTGATAGATGTAATAGTATGGCGGATAAAAAGCCAGATAAAGGTTATACAGAATCTAGAAAATTTGATGTTGCTACTTTTGAAAGCCAAGCAGGTTATGAAAAAAGAAGACTACTTAGTCGTAGAGCTAAAAGAGAGTACCAGCTAACTTATTCTGTTCTTAGCGGCGTAGAAAAACAAGCTTTAGAGAATTTTTATAATGAAAGAAGTGGGACGTTTGAAGATTTCATCTTCAACTTATCTCATATAAATGAGCCAGGTACTGTTAATGTAAGATTTGAAGGAGATTTACAATTCAATCATATTGGTAGTAGAGGCACAAACGTACAAGATCAATTTTATTCTGTATCAATTAAATTAAAAGAGGTTTATGGTTAATGACAACACGTACATACGATTACATTTTAACAGTTAATAGCACTGTAGGATTTACACAAGGTAACAATATTATTGGTATCACAAGCGGTACTGAAGGATTTATTGCTAACGTTAATCCTGAGAATAACACTATTAAGGTTAAAGTAGATAACGTACTACAAGAGTATAATATTGCAGAAACCTGCAATACTACTTTTATTACTACAAGTGGTGGAAGTGTCGATATCAATCAACAACCCTATTTTGAGCCTAGTTATAATGCAACCACTGTTGTTAGTAGTTGTGAGATAACTAACATTCAAAATAGTAATTTTATTAGGGAAAAGAACGCTTTTGTTCAAAGACCCTCAGTTAGACTTTACACTTTATACTACCCAGGAGAATGGTACCCACCAAATCAAGCAGGAAATCCTACAGGAGAGGGTACAGGATATCCTTGGCCCGATGGTTTACCTTTCAGATTTGCCGAGATTAGGGGTGAAACAGCTAGTGATATTCAGTATGAATGTTTATTTGGTGGAGAAAGTTTTCTTCCTTACCCTATCGAAAGTGGTGATATTGGTATAGACAGTAGTGGGCAAGTAAATGAAATTCAGATTACTATTAGTAACTTTGATAATCTAATTACTACTCTTGTAGAAAACCCTTTTCTTGTAGGAAATAATAGCAGTAATAGTAATACGGCTATTGTTAATGGTGAATATGTTACCAATATTGATCCACGTACTAATCCAGAACATCCAGACTTTGATGAAAATATAGCAGCTAGCAGAGGCGGATACAACGTCGCTTTTGATTATGATACAACTATTAGTCTTGGAGATACTTGGAATAAACTAAAAATTGATACTAGAGACTTACTAGGCGGAGTAATCGAAATTAAAAGTACTTACGCTAACTTTCTTGACGTATGGCCTGAATATAGCATTGTTAGAGAAACTACTCCTAATCTTATTACTGTAGCATCTACACTTCCTTATAGAATTGGCGACATAGTACGTAGTAATTCTAATCAAGAAACTTATCAGATTATTAATATGTTCGGAGATAACTTAATCACCGATACAGAAGTTCCAAACGTAAAAGCTGGGGATAAGCTGTACATCGTAAATGAAGAAGCTGACCAAGACGGTTTCGTAGTTGATAACTTTAAAATTGATAGTTTAGATACTTTAAATCCGATTGTTGCAGTATTCGCAGTAGTAAGTTGGCTTCAATATTTCAAACTACAGCTGCCAAAAAGAAAGTATTTTAAGAATAGCTGTCCTTGGTCATATAAAGGTCCCGAATGTCAATATCCTGATAATGGTTCTGATTTAATTCCAGGAGATACACAAAATCGTACAGCTAATGGATACTTTGATATTAATAATGCAGAAGTACTTACTGTACAAGAAGATGTTTGTGCTAAAAACTTTGAAGCATGTACTCTTAGAAATAACAATATTCATTTCGGAGGCTTCCCAGGAACTGGTAGAACTATCCCTAGGTAAAATATAAAAAATAAAATTGCTAGATACACTTGACAATTATTAAAAATTATGATACAATTATTTATGTAAAACGTAGTTTTATTATTATTGAATTATCATAATAAAATTATATTGTCTTACGTTATGCTAGCACGGCTCGTGTAGCCCATTTGGGACATACGTAATTTTAATTCAATAAATTTACAAACGAAGTTTGCTATTTTTTATAAAACGTCATAATTGTATTTAAATTTTGAGGGGAATAATGACTGATAATAACAAATGTATCCTTCCTTGGATACATATACACGGAGATGTAGAAGGTAAATATAGACTTTGTTGTTACTTGCAGAACCAAAAAGAAAAAACAGAATTAGGTACTAGTGAAGATAGCTATAATGCTGTTTGGAATGGCAATCCAATGAAACACATTAGAAGTCAATATATTAATAATGAGATACCTAGAGAATGTTATTTAACCTGCCATAGCCGCGAAGCGGCTCAACGCGGGACTAGTTTCAGAACCGATCAAAATAAAAAATGGGTACATAAACATGACCTTTGGGATAAAACTAACCCTGACGGTAGTGTAGATGTGCCCATTTCTTATTTTGATATTAGATTCAGTAATGTTTGCAATTTTAGGTGTAGAATGTGCGGGCCTGAAAGTAGTACTAAATGGTATAATGATTGGCAGAAATTAACTGGTAAAACAAATTTCAAAGGTCCTCATAAAAATTGGAATAAACCAGCTTTGTGGGACGACATTCCGACATTTATAGATAATGTAGAAGAAATTTATTTTGCGGGCGGAGAGCCGCTAATGATGGATGAACATTATGAATTACTAGAATATTTAATTAGTAATGGATATACCAATCTTAGACTTACATATAATACTAATCTTAGTGTACTTCGCTATAAAGAATATGATTTACCTGAACTATGGAGCCACTTCAACGAAGTTGAATTATGGCCTAGTATGGACGGTATGGGCAAAGAAGCAGAATATAGTAGAAAAGGACTAAACTGGGATCAGTTTGAAGCTAATTGCTTGGAAGTTAAACAATATATAACTACAATTAGTAGTGTTATTAACATATACAGCATACATAGTATGCTAAGGTTGATCGACTGGTGCAAAACTCACGATATATTTTTTAACGGCACTTTATTATATTTTCCTAACTATTTAAGCATTCAATGTTTACCTATTGAAGAAAAGAGAATTATAAATAAAAAATATAAAGAATATTTATCTATCGATAAAAGATTACATTTAAATGAGGTTAATCATATATTAGTATGGTTAAAATTTATGAACAATCAAGATAATAGTCATCTTCTATCTAAATTTAAAAATTATACAGATAAATTAGATAGTATAAGAAATGAAAATTTTATAGAGGTTTTTCCTTATTATGAGCACTGGTTTAAAAAAATATGAACATTACATTAAGATAAAACATGAATGGCAGGGGATGAATTGCGTAACCTTAATTGTTGACATATATAATAGATTTCTAAATATAGATTTAAAAGAATGTTTAAGTAGAGCAGGTACTGATGGTGTTACTAATATTGATGCAAAATGGTATCAAATTGTACCTTATGAAACTATAATTAACGAAATAAATAATTGGAAAAAAATTAATTTGCGAGACATCCAAGAATATGATATTCTTATATTTAGAACTAAAAATATGAGACATGTTCATTTTGGAATGTATATTGAAGCAGGTACTTATATTCATTTACCTTTTAACGGATACGCAACTTTTAAATTACTTAATGAAGATGATATAAAAATATTAATAGGATGTTATAGACACTATGACTTGGTATGAAAAATATAAAGGATTACCCTATAAACATTTAGGGGAAGACCCAGTAACCGGTATTGATTGTGGTAATTTAATCAAATATGTACTAAAGAAAGAACATGATATTGATATATGGTATAGTACAAGTACCTTTTGTAATATAACCGATGATGATTGGTACAATCATCCAGATTTACACCACCCTCTTAATATGTTTAGAGATGAAAAATATGGCTGGGTTGAAATACATAATGGTGAAATGAGGCCTTTTGATATTATAGTAATGACTCTAGGCGCAACAAATATGCCAAATCATGTGGCAATGTACGTTGGAGATAATAAATTACTTCAAATTACTATTGATAGAAATAGCTGGATCGGATCATATGGTAACTATTACAAACAATACACTGAAGGACATTACAGGTGGAAGAGCTTTATAACAAATTAAAAGATGATATGGGTAGACATGCTCACGCAGATTACCCAAGAGAAGCGTGCGGATTAATAACTAAAGATTTTAAATACGTATTTTGTAAAAATATTAGCCTATATCCTAAAACTAGTTTTGTATTAGACCCTGTAGCATTATTAGACCATGAGGACACTTGTTGGGGTATATTTCATAGTCACCCTGGTGATGAAAATCCTATTCCTAGTGAACAAGATATGGCCAGCACAACATTTGATAATTATAAATTTATTGTGGGATGGAATGATAAGTTCTTTATCTATTGGTACGATAAAAAACTAAAAATGTTAAGATATGAACCTTTTGAGGTTCGACACCTTAAATAGAGGTTTATAGATGCAGGTAACTTTACGATTTCATAAGCTATTAACTAAATTTACTAATGGTGTAGATAGTATTACAGTAAACGTAACAAGTTATTGTGATGCTGTTACAGCAGCAGCTAATATGTTTCCAGACCTTGAAAACTATTTTAGAACAGTAGTTAAAGATAACTTTAAAGAAGAAGCTTTACTAGTAAGTGATGGTAAAGTAGTACCTATGGATGAAGTATTTTTTAAACCTAAGAAAGAGATTACGTTAGTACCTATTATAAATGGTGGCGGCGGTAATGGTGGTCTAATTGCCGGTATTATAATTATTGCTGCAGTTGCATTATCTTTCTTTACAGGTGGTGCGAGTTTAGGTCTATTAGCTACTAGCTCAACAGCTGGTGGTGCTACTCTTAGTGGCGGTGCTATCGCTGCAGCAGGTAGTGGAGCAGCCGCAGCAGCCGCTGCTACTACAGTAAGTTTAACTACTTTAGGGCAATTAGCTTTAAGTATAGGTTTTTCGTTGGTACTCTCTGGGTTAGCTCCAAAACCTAAAATTAATAATAACCAGCAAAAAGTACCTGATTCTGGGGCTAGAACAGAGAATAATGCTTATGGTAGTCTTGCTAATAGTACAGATAGTAGAAGCGCGATAGGTATTATATATGGAATGCACAGAATTGGTGGTCAGTTTGTGAGCGGATATATAAAAACTAAAAATCATGGTAAGACTGATATGATAAATGTAGGAGAGGAATTTTAAATGAAAATAAAAGTACACTTTCACACCTCTCTTCATAAATACACAAGTAATGTATCAGAATTTACTTTTGATGTGGCTGATTTTTTAGGTCTTAGTTATGCTTTAAAAAGTACATTTGAAGAATTGATTTTAAAGTTTACTGATATTAGTAACTTCGAAACTAGTAAGGATTTATTATTAATTTTAGATCAAGATAAGAAACTGATTACCGAAACAACTATAATAAAAAATCCAAAATATATTACTGAAGTATATGTAGTTCCTACGATTAGTGGTGGTGGGGGTGGTAAAAGTGGTATTATACTTGGTGCAGCTATAGCTGCGTTTGCTTTTTTTGCTCTTCCTGCTTTATTAGCGGCTGGCGGAGCAGTTGGGGCAGCTGGGGGAGCAGCTGGAGGCGCGGCTGTTGGAGGAGCTGCGGGAGGTGCTGCGGGAGGTAGTTTTCTTGCTCAAAGTGCTGCAGCATATAGTGGGCTTACTGGAGTAGCTGGATATGCTGCACAAACACTGATGGGAATAGGAATTAATCTAATACTTGGAGGTATTATGTCTTTATTTCAAAAAAAACCCAGTGCCCCCGAACAAGAAACCGATATTCAAGACAGAAAAGATAATGATGCGTTTGGTAGTTTAACTAATAGTACCGACAGTAGTAATAGTCTAGCCTTAATTTATGGTATGCATAGACAAGGTGGTCAGTTTGTTAGTGGGTATGTAAAGACAGCGAACCACGGTAAAAATGATATAGTAAAGGTAGGAGAAGAATTTAATGTTTAATAACCACAATTTTAAATATTATTTCAATATAGCAGATAAAAAAGTTCCATTTATTCATGGCGGGAAGGGTGGTTGCTTCGCTGAAGGTACTTTGATATCTACAGCTAACGGTCAACTTGCTATTGAAGATATTAGAGTTGATACTTACGTTACTAGTTATGATAGTGAAGGTAATTTTACTCAACAAAGAGTAACACAAATTCACATTCATGAACAGAAACATACTGTACATGTATTTAAATTATGGAATAAAACCGAATTAGTAGTAACAGATAACCACTGGATTTTAACCCCAGATGGTGACTTTTTACCTGCAAGCCTTCTTAAAGAGGGAGATTGTTTAGTACAAGAAACTGGTACTATGACAGCTATTGCTAGTAAAACTACTAAAGAAGTTGATATTGTGTATAATTTAACCGTAGAAAATAATCATACTTATATAGCTAATAATATTTTAGTTCATAATAAAGGTGGTGGAAAGGGTGCTACTGCAGCCCCTGGGGTAGAAAGTCCAAATAATTTGTTTTCTACAGATATTATGTTTGTTACTGTAGCTCTTAGTGAAGGTCCTGTATATAGAATTAACCCAAACGGTCCTCAGGATATTGAAATTAATGATGGTAACATTGATGACTTACTTAATCTAAGTACTGATGGTACTATTAACACTGAATATTTTTATACTGATAGTACTACAGGTACATTAACTCAAACACCTCTAAACATTTTTGGTGAAGAAACAGTCGTACCTCAATCTCTAAGTAACCCTGTTACTCTAAAGAAAGGTAATTTAGAAGGTATTCCTAGAGCTGCTGTAGTATTACAAAACACTAGTGTGTCTAGAATTGATGTACTAAGATTTGTATTCGTTATTAATGCTTTACAAACTATGGATGATAAAGGAAATGTTTTTTCTGGGAGTGTAGCTACTAAGATTACTGTATATGATAATACGGGTTCTAATATAATTGCAGAAAAACCTATTACTATTGATGGGAAAACTAACGTACAGTATAAATATACTGTCGATATTCCCATTCCAGAAGCTTCAAAAAGCTCTAGTGGTCATAGATTTACTATAGAAAAAACTAGTAATGACAGTGATAGTTCTAAAATTCAGGATGCTATTCAGTTTATTTCTTGGGATGAAATAACTCACGAAGATGTAGCTTACACAAGAACAGCTGTAATCGGCTATGCTATTAAAGCTGTTGCAGAATATCGAGGCGGTATTCCAACATTTACCTCTATTGTAAAAGGTATGTTATGTAAGGTACCTAGTAATTATAATCAGCCTATTATTCCCGACTTTAATAGTTCTACTTTCCAAGTGGATTGGCGAGAAATAGAAGTAGTAAATGATCCTACAGGAACAAATATTAACAGCTACCAAGCTAATGGATATAGACTTCAGGCTACTGGTAGTACCGTACTAACAGAAGATAACCCAGAAATTTACAAAGGTTTTTGGGACGGAACTTTTAGTTATGCTTGGACTCAGAATCCTGCTTGGATTTTATATGATATTTTAACTAATTCAACTTATGGTTTAGGTATACCAGAAGCTAATATTGATAAATATAGATTCTATAAAATTGCTCAATACTGTGATGCTGTAAATCCAAAAACCGGCAGATTTGATGGGGTAGTAGGATATAGTGACAGTACATTTAGATATAAGCCTAGAAATAGATTTACTGCCGTAAACGAGGCATTAATCGGGCTAAATGCAGGTATTGCTATTAAAGAGCGTAGATTTATTTGTGATTTATTATTAAGTTCACAGGCTCAGGTTTTTGATATTATTCAGAAGGTAGCTGCTATTTTCCGTGGAGTACTATTCTATAGTGGGGGTAAAATTACTCTTAATGTGGATTTACCCGACGAAGTTCCTGTAGCTCACTTCAGTGAAGCTAATATTATCAAAGATAGTGTTAATATTAGCGGTATTAAGGAATCAGAATTAATTACCGGAGTAGAAATTAGTTATATTGAACCTAATAACCATTATAAGAGAGAAACAGTACGAGTAGACGATCCTCAATCTTTAAGAGAATTAAATCAAATTGAGAATGTAAAACAAATTGAAGCTACTGGTTGTACTAGACGAGGGCAAGCTATTAGGTTTGCTCAATATTTAATTGCATCTACTAAATATATTAGAAGAAAAATTGATTTCACCGTTCCTAGTGAAGCGGTTAATTTAACTATCGGTGATGTTATTAGTGTATCTCAAAGAATGCCGGGAACTGCTTGGGGTTACGCAGGAAGGGTGGCTAGTAATTCTGTTATAGGAGAAGATACTGTTATATTAGAACATTTTACCTCTCCTGCATTAAGTCAGAGCGTATTTACTAGTAATACGAAACCTCTCGCATTACGAGTAATTAATATGGAATCTGATAGATTAAGTTTATATTTATTATCAAACACTTTTTCTGCTGATGTAACAGGCAATACTCAATCTGGTATTGATCTTGTAGAGGTAGCGGTAAGTCAAAGATTTATTCCAGACTCCAAAACTTTTAGTACTTTTGGTTTTAATATAGATTGGACTAGTAATAATGTCCCAGTAAAAGGAGACTTATGGTCCATTGGGGAGATTGACCCATCTAATTTTTATACCAATCAAGGTGAGAAATTATTCAAAGTTAATCAATTAACTAGAAGAGGTGATGACCAAATTCAGATTTCTGCTAGTGAATATGTATCTAATGTTTATATTGATAGTGATACTCTTATAAATTATATTCCTGTTAAATATATAGATACTATCAGTCCATTAATTGCTCCACCAGCACCTATATTAAATGTAATACCAAGAGCTAGAAGGTTAGCTGATGGGTCTACAACATATGAATTAGAAATTGATGCTAGAACTGATACTTCGGCATATCCACTAGATTTAAGAACTGAGTTTGAATACGCTAGTCCTTCATCTACTAAAATTATTGAGAGAATTAATTAATGGCAAGTTTATATTTTACAGCTAATAGTATAGGTGATGTTTCTAATGGAGACACTGCTGCTATAACAGGAAAAAATGGATTTATAGGTATAGCCGGAACTATTCCTATATTAGTAACCGAAATATCTTCTATTGATATGGATTCTAATGTATTGCTAAATGTTGAAGGGTTAAATTTGTTAGAAGATAAAAATTTTTCTAACCACCTTTTAGAGGTTAATGATGGCTTTTTTAATGGACTAAAAGGTTTAGACTACATTTCTGTACCTGTTAATGAAAAATCTAATACCGGAGCTGCATTAGATTTTGTGGGATACAATCCTAGCGTAACTCAATATAGTAGTAATATTTTATCTTATAATATTAGTGCTAATACTATTACTTTTGAAAATGAACAATCTCAAGGAGTCGGGCTATTTGATGTATTACCTACACCACCTTTTTATGCTAAGCTAGCACAAATTATTGATACTAGATTTTTTACTAGTAAAAAGTTTTATATTACTGGCTCAAATAAATACAGACAAGTAGTAAATAATGTTGAAAACCTTACAGGAAGTAATACTTTTGATCTTAAAATTAAACCAAGAACTAGTAATGAAATAACTGTATGGGTAGATGGTAATATCGAACCAAAAGGTGCATGGGTTTGGGATAATTTATCTAATATCACCTTAGATATTAGTAGTGGTACTCGCTTACTAAAAACAAGAGTAGACTATTATACTGCCCCTGCTGTAGAAATTGGTGATAATATTAGTTTTTATTCAGAAAACGTATATGCTGTAGCTAATGTAAGTTATGATATTAGTAGTCCTACATACAATGTTGATTTGACTACTGCTAATTTTTATGAAATAGAATTAAGAGATAATATCAAAGCTAATGTTTCCGGCTTAACTTTTGTTAACATCAGTAATGATATCGTAGGTCTAATAGGTAATGTTGATGTAGTAGCTAACAGTTTTTCTTTAGATTACAATGAAAATGTGTATACAGGTAACTTTAACTTAGCTAATAATCAATTATACAATATTCAAGTTCCCTTAGATTTTAAACCTGTAACACTGTCTTCGGATAGAGTATTGAAAGACGTTAATCCGGGAATTAGTATAGTTAGAGCTAGAAATATGAATAGTAGCGGTAGAAGAAGCCCTTTTGTTAGAAAAGAAGTACAAATTAATGAAATACCTATTAAAAAAGTAGATAATCTTACTATCAGTGAGCAACTTTATAAGGATACTTCACAAGGGATTATAGTAAGAGCTGTAATATCTTTTGATGCTATTTTAGATCAAGAAGTTAGTGACTACGAAGTTAGTTTCAAATTAAACTCTTCTAGCGCAGATTTATCCACTTTTAATACTGTTAAACTTCCAGCCTCTGGTATTGACTCAGATGGTAAGATTCGTTATGTTATTAATAACCTTGATAGAGGCAGAATTTCTGCTATTAATAGTATTACTGTTAGAGTTGTACCTTTAAATAAAGGTATACGTGGTATTACTGCTGAAGCTTCTCAAAGTATAATTGGTAAATCTGCACCTCCTTTAAATATTCAAGGAGTAGCAGGGGGCCAAGAAGGACAAACTCTTAAGTTTATTTGGAAGGTTCCTACTAATTCTGACGGGACTGTTGTTGATTTAGATCTAAATGAAATAATTATTAAAAGACTTGGAGGTATTGTAGACCCAGCTGATGCTGCTAGTAAATGGCCTATTGCTGATCCTGTAGCTAAGGTAGCTACCCCTGCAAATAGTGTAACTCTAAGTATTGGAAATTATGGAGTTTATACCTATTTCTTTAAGACTAAAGATACTAGCAGTAATGAGAGTGAAGAAATTAGAACATTAACAATTAGTACACAAAGACCTGCTAGAATTGATGCATATAAAGCTTGGAGTGAAGACGAACCTTCAAGTAACATTATCACGGGACAACCAAATGAAGCTCCTTTTGAAAATAATTATCCTAGTTTTGCAGATAGTTTAGGTGGCTTAAGTAGTGCATCTTCTGGACTTGTAGATAATGCTAATGGTTCTAGTTCTGGTTGGACTGTTATTAGTGGTAGTCCTACTGATCTTTTAGCTGATGATAACGCTACTTATACTACTCAAATCAGAGATGTGGGTTCCGTAATTACTGGAAGTATTATTGTAACTGCTAATGGTTCTCAGGGTATAACATCTACTTTTAATGACTTAAAAGAAATTATTTTAACAGGTGCTACAGAAACTTCTCCAGGAGATAACGTATTAGTAGACGTAGATTTCGGGGGAATAGGTCATATTTTAGGATTTGACAATGCTACGGCTGCTGTTGTATCATATAATTCATACTTCCGTACTCTCACAAGTGGTGGAGATGCAGGAAATGTTTATGCTATTTGGAATGCTGGACAGTATGTTGGAGACGATGCCAATGCTAATAGTTGGGCGTTAATAGCTGGAGTAATAAACGCTAATGCTATAGCACTAGGTGATAGTTATTGGGCTAACGGTATGCCAACAGGTACTAATTTATTATCTAATATTAATAGTTCTACTAGTTATGAGTTAGTGAATTTAGAACAATTTATTGATGATACTGGTCAATTAACTTTCCAAGGACAAAACGGTATTATTGATACTAACTTAGAGTATAGATATACTACAGCTAATCCTTACTATGCGAACGGTAATGTTAATGCTCTAGTATTCTCTGATGGGGTTACAAATGATGGTTGGAAGCCTTATGGTGGCTCTACTATTAATTTCCGTTGGTTTCAAGTTAGATTTAATGTACAAAACTCACAACCTAATCAGGCAGATTATTTACTAGATAAACTTAATTATAGCATTGATATAGAAAATAAAATTTATACAGAAACAATAACTGTTACCACTTCACCACAATCAATAGATTTCTCTAACAGACAATTTATTGAGCCACCTAATATTACATTGACTTTAGGTTCAGATAATAACTACTTACCTGTATTGATTCCTGGATGGAGTAAAGATGGGGCAAATATAAATGTGTATAGCAATACAGGATCAGCCGTTACAGGTGTAGAAGTTACAGTAACAGCAATAGGAGTTTAATATAAAATGGTTTCAAATACCTTCTCAACACCATCAGCCGCAACAGCCTTAATCTTAGCTAGAGGTTTTTGGAATAATAGTCATAAAGCATTAGCTACTAATTTTTATGGGCCTGCTAGACCAACTTCATCTAATTATTTGTTAGAAGGTGTAGCTACTACTCCTGATGACGGGTTACTATGGAGAAATTCTACTAACGGTGTATTATATATAAAAGATTACAACTTTACTAAAGGGGGAGCTGGTAGCTTCACTGTAAATGGTATTGGTAGTAGAATAATTGAAGATTTAAGCTCCTACTCTAGCAGTGATTACGAAGTAGGAGAATTGTTTAAAACAGTTGGCGCTAATTCTAGACTATATATGAAAACTAGTAATGCGGGAATTATAGTTGATATTGGTATACCTCCAAATAATGGAAGTATTACTACTAATATGATTGGGAATGGACAAGTCACAGGACAAAAATTAAGTAGTAATGTAGGTGTAACAGATAGTTCTAGAGTATGGACCGCAGCACAAAAGTTTGATATCGATAATCAAGATACTTATCTAACTTCTGCTGTTCAATTATATTCGGATTTCGGTAATACTAGTATTAGTTTTAATACTATTAATAGTAGCGCTATGGTATCACACAATGCCTCTTCTAGCGCTCTGACTGTAACTGATGGGTTAAATAATCCTTATACTATTAGAGCTGCTGAGTTTAAAAAGTTTGAAAGTGAATCCGGTAGCTTCGGTGATTTATTACCTCCCGGAGTTGTATTACCTTTTGCGGGGTCTTCGGCACCTGTAGGATGGTTTATCTGCGATGGTACAGCTATCAATAGAACCACATATGCAACCTTATTTGCTCTAATTGGTACTATATACGGTGTCGGTGATGGGTCAACTACGTTTAATATACCTAATCTACAAAATAAATCTGTAGTAGGTGCTGGTAATATGACTTTAGGAACTACTTCAAGTACTAGTGTTAACAGTTCTGGAGAAACAACAAGTGGTGGTGGGGGTAGTCACGATCACACTAATGTTACTACAACTGTTGCAGCTAGCGCAAAAGATAGTACTACTACTAACGTCCTTACAGATGTTCAACCTGAGAGTGGGCACACTCATACAATTACTAACCCGGTAACTGCTTTAAATTATATAATTAAATATTAAGAGGAAAAACATGAAAGAAATAAGTTATAAAAAAATTACTTTCGACGAGAGTATTAATAGGTTTACATTAGAATTAAGAGGTAAAGATGAAGAAGGAAATAAATCTTTTTATAAAAATGGATTTCCTCTTGATAAATTTTTAGAGATAGAAGACGGGTTTACGTTATTAGATGGGGATGTTTATTTTATTTATATTGAACAACCCGTCAATGTGACAACAAAATCTTGGTTAGATGGTTCAATTCAAATTTTAACTAAAGAAGAACAGACTATATGTGATGATATAGCTAATAAAGCTATTGCAGGTAGCTACGATGACCTCAATAAACCACCATCTAACGATGAACAGGTTCAGAAATTTATTGATGAGTTTTTTAGTGAAACAGAAAACACACCTGTTCAGCAAAAAGACCTTTTAGCAGAATTTTTTGCTGAAATAGAGGAAGAAGATAAATAATCTTCAGGTATATAAATGTCAGACTTAACAAAAGTAACTAATAGTGTAATTAGTAGTAATACCATTATGGGCTATAATATTCAATCTAATCAGATTGAAAATAGACACTATATTAACGGTTCAATAGACATAACAAAACTAGATGAAACTGCTAACGTATCAGCAGTGCAAAGTAATGTTAGTACTACTACTAATGCATTTAGAGCAAATGATTTTGCTACGTTTTTACAATCTAAAGCTAATGATTATCTTACTTATCAAGCTGCTCTTGCAAATGACTATGCTACTTTTCTTCAAGTAACTAATGATTTTGTTAATGTAACTGGTGATGTAATGACTGGATCATTAGATATTAGAGTAGCCCCTAATAGTATAGGTCTTGAAGTATTAGAAAATGCTAATAGTGCTTCTGCTAACGGTATAGCTATTATTACTAATGATCTAGGGGTGGTTTATTTAATACCTAAAAAAGAAAATGTACTACAAACCGCTAATGCGTTAACCTATAGTTTACCTAATAACAGATGGGAATTCGGAACTAGTCCTTATTCTGGTGGTAGTTCTGTAATTTGGCATGAAGGTAATGATGGTCCAGGTAGTGGGTTAAATGCTGATTTACTTGATGGTCAAGAATATTCTGATATACAGTCTTCATTTAATGCAAATGATTTTGCAACTTATAATGCTATTTTAGCTGGGACTGATGAATTTACAGCCCCTCTAAAGATATTTCAGGGTGATGTTATTATTATAGGTAACGTTACTGTTGAAGGAAATAGCTTTACCGCTAATACAGAAACAGTTACTAGCGAAGATACAACTATTGCAGTAAACTGGAACGGTACTGATGCTACAGCAGAGGGTGCAGGATTAGCAATAACAGGTAGCAATAACCAAATATTAGCTAATATTGTATACGCAAGCGGTAGTGGTAGTAAATTTAGATTAGGTACAGGACCTTTAACAAGCGCTGATGATATAGCTAGACGACAAGATTATCAAGCTAACGATAGTATAACTTTTACTTTTGCTAACGCAAATGATTATACTACTTATACACAAATAACTAATGATTACAGAGCTAATGACGTTGTTACTTATTTAGCAGCTATGGCTAATGATTTAACTACCTTTAATTCTGCAAAAGCTAATGATTTTTCAACATATAATCAACTAGGAACCGAATATAAAGCTAATGACTATGCTACTTATATCGCCGCTATGGCTAATGATTACAACAGTTATCTTAGCTTAACAGCTAATTTAAATGTATTACAAGATAATATTGCTTCTATTGGTGCTACTATTAATGTAATTCCTTGGACTAATACAGTTACTTCTACGTCTAGCAATATTTACTTTGTAGGTGCACCAGGTACTATCCCCGGTGCAGAGTATGTTAGTATATTTTTAGGAGGGGTAGCTCAGCCTGAAAATGAGTGGGTACTTAACACTGGAAATAATACAATACAATTTATAGACACAACAATGATAGAGGGGGAGTATATTATAATTAACGCTTTTTACAAACCATAATGAAGAAATATAAACAAATAAGTACGGAACTTACTTTTAGATGTAACGCTCAGTGCCCAGCTTGTCATAGAATGAAGCCTTTACGTATTAATCTTAACGATAAAAAATATACTATTACCTTAGAGAATTTTAAAATTTTATTTAATAGTGAACTTTTAAATAATTTAGAATGGTTAGTAATTAACGGTAATTTTGGTGATAGTATAATGAATAAAGAATTTAGAGAAATTATTAGTTATGTCAAAGAACATGATACTAAAATAATAATTCATACTAATGGAGCTATTCACTCAGAAGATTATTGGATTGATGTAGGTAATATACTTACTGATAAAGATATAATTAATTTTGATATTGATGGGTTAGAAGATACACATCATATATATAGAATTAATACTAAATACGAGAATGTTATACGTAATGCATGTGCTGTTATTTCTACTAATAGACCTAAAGTACACTGGAAATATATAGTATTTGATTACAATGAGCATCAAGTTGAGGAAGCCCATAAAAGAGCTAAAGAGTTGGGTTTTACTACTTTTAGTACTGTAAAAACTAATAGAGACTTTAGAGCTCCAACATCCGGTCCTTTTGTGCACGCAAAGAAGGTGGAAAAGATTGAAAAATTACCTAAAAAAATTATATGTAGTTGGTATGACTGGGGTAAATGGTATGTGTCTCCAGACGGTAATGTTTTTAGATGCTGTTGGACTGGAGGCCATTATTATGATAAAGTTAATGACCGATTCTATTATCCTCCAAAGTTTGAAAGTATGTTCAATGGTTTTCATGTCCCCATTCAAAAAATACTTGAGAAAGATTACTGGGAAAAACTCCAAAGCTTTTTACATGGATATGATAGAAGTTTCAAACTCTGCAAAAGCCAGTGCGGAAAGATTATAAGCAGCAGAGAAAAAATAGAAGAAGATTTAACAACTGGCGAAATAAAAAATTGGAAGGCAGGTGAAGGATATGGGACTTAAAAATAGAATGTCTCTCTCATTAGAGGGATTAAAATTTATTCAATTCTGGGAAGGATTTGAAGATGAAGCATACCTAGATACAGGGGGGGTATGGACTATTGGTTACGGTACTACTAAAATCAATGGGAAACGTGTAACTAAAGGAATGACTTGCACCCCTGAACAAGCTAGTGTATGGCTTGCTCATGATGTAAAATGGGCGGAAGCCTCAGTTAATGACTCTGTAGATGTAGAAATTAATCAAAATCAATTCGATGCATTAGTTAGTTTTACTTATAACGTAGGAGAAACAGCTTTTGAAACTTCTACTTTATTGAGAAAACTAAATGCTAATGATTATATAGAAGCTGCAAATCAGTTATTACGTTGGAAATATGATAATGGTAGAGTAATTAAAGGTCTTCTTAATAGACGAGAGGCCGAGAAAAAAGTTTTTGAAGCGGTAGATCAAGTAGATACTTTAATGAATATCCTAGAAACCTATTTAAAAGGATATAATATACCCAAAACATCTATTTTAACATTACACGATATGATTCAAGATCATATAGATAATATTAAAAATTAATATTTGCTATTACGCTTAATTTTTAATATAATATATAATATGATGAAAAATCTTAAAAAGAAACAAAAGAAAAAATCATTACTAAATTTTAAAGATAGTGAACGTAAACGAGTAGGTTCGACTATAGATAGCTTTAAACAAGGCAAACTAAAGTCTGGAAGCGGTAAAACTGTTACTAATAAAAAACAGGCAATTGCCATTGCAATGAATCAAACAAGACTTCGTCGTTCTAAATAAGGAGATAATTATTATGGCAAAAACAGCAAGCGGTATCCCATCAAATAATGGTGTAAATTCTGTAACACCTAAAGGTGGAGTACAGAAAGGACCAGCAAAGAAAGGCACACAAACTTTAACAGGTGCCGGGAAGTCTAACGGTGTAGGAAACTACAATGTTAACCCTTCAGCAGGTAACGGTGCACCCGTAACTGGTGGAGCAGGCTCTCTTACAAAGGGACCAAAAAAGACTGGCGTGGGCAAGAAATTTTCTGCTCAAAATACATTTAATAAATTTTAATGTCAGTAGTCCCTTTATTTTTACAACGTAATATGTTAAAGGTGCTAAAAAGAGAGAAAACTATGGACGCAAAGAAAAAAATGCCGCCTCAATTAGTTGCAGCAATGAAATCAAAAATGGCTGGCAATAAAGCCGACCCTAAAAAAATGCCCAAAAAGAAGACAACTAAGTATAAGAAGAAGTAAACTTAATCACCGGGATAAAATCCCGGTGATTTTTTATGTGGCTTGCATATATAAACCTGAGCTTTACTATTTTTTATAATATGCCAATACGTATCTTCGATATCTATTAAATCAGCACTTAAGAATATCATGTCTTCATCTATTAAATTAGAATAATTAAAATCAATACCTCTACATTGATAAAAATAAAAATTTTGTAAATTATACTTATTCCTTAAAGATACGCATATCCTATAACAAATCTCATCGTAATCTATGCCAATAAATATTAAATCTTTATTATGAGAGTATTTTTTAGCTATATCAAACAGACTGTAAGGGTAGCTCCCACATCCTACTAATACTATACGTCTTGCTTTAGATACTTTATAATTTAATTTATTATCTCTTAAAGTTATATGTATCCAACCATGATCTTCGGGGTTGGTAGGATCATTTTTAGTTAAAATATATTTAAGCTCATCCTGTTTAAGATTTTTTTGCCATTTCTGCTTTTCGGATAATGTATTCGGCACTATTTTGAACTCCGTTCAAGTTAAATTCGCATTTCTTAGGAAAATTAATATCTTGACTAATTTTTCTAACTAATTCAGGTATCTTTTTTAGGTTATCTGGGCTACATACTTTAAACATATCATATTTTTCAAATTTATAACATCTTACAAACTGTTCCAATTTTCTACCATCACTTCTAGGTATGATAATAGCAGGAACACGTCCATTCAATACTTCCATAGTACTATTATAACCACCATAAGTAATAAATATAGCACACTTACTTAATTTTTCATGCAGATTAGGTATATAATCTACTATAGTTACGTTATTTTTATTTCTCATTCCTAATTGTTTGACTAAATGTTCATTTGCAATAGGAAATATAAACTCATATTCAGGTAATTCTTTACTTATTTTTAAGAAATCCCGTAATAAGTAAAGACTCTCTTCTTTATTGAGTCCACAGCTAACGTATATGCGGTTTGTCCCGCCCGTATATTTGGGTTGGGAGGGGTTAACCACATATCCGGTATAGTATAAAAACTCTGAAAGTTCCTGAACAATAGTTTCACTGTTTGCGTATGCCATAGTGTCTGCGTACATTGGGAGGGCTGCTGCATCACCATGAACAAGGACTGTATCATAGTACTCTCTGATAATTTTATTTTGAGTGACCGCGACCCAATCTTGGAGAGATAAGCTATGAGGCTCGTCCCAAGGAAAGTCTCTAATACTAACCAACTGGATTGCTCCTTTTTGTTTGTTACTTTCAGTAATTCGGAACAATTCAAAAGCGAATTGATGTCTGCACAAAGGCCAACCCTCTGAGATGAAAACTGTTCTCTCATCCACATAGGGTAGCACTCGCTCATTGTAATTGAATAATCTGGCATTTATATTACTCTCTGTCATAATGCCTTCATAAAGATTTTTTTGACTTCGATCTATCATATCTCTAGTCATTAAAGTTACTTCATGTTGTACGTTAAATTCTATAGGCGGTTTTAATAGATGATGTACTATCATCGTTTCGTGAGTTTTGGAAATCTCTTCTGCAATATGTTTAATACGCATACTATGACCCAAACCACGATAATATTGAGTCATAAATATTATCATTTTATACGTGGAGGCTTCTTTTCAAAATCTTGTATAAAAATATCCCAATCAGAACCTAGTTTTCTATATATAGTAATATAACCATTATTGATTGTTGCTTGTTTTCTATATTCTAATTTAGTAAAAAACCTACTATATTCAATTATACTATCACTCAAATACGGAATATCTGCTTTACACGTTTCTAATGCTTTAGGAAATAGAAATAATTTAGTTTTCCATTCTGTAGTTCTTCTAAAATCTTTTTTCATTAGTTTCTATAAATTTTTGTTATAAATTCTTCCAATTCTCTTTTATTCTCTATAAACTCATTAGCCATTTCTCTAGCATCACTTCTATTTATATTCATCACATAAATGAATTTTCTAAGTATTTGTAATTCTTGTTTACTAAAAGAACAACCATCTAATATATAATCTTCATAAGCTTCCATAGCAATAGGAACATGAGGTTTTACTAGTTCATATATAGCATTAGCTAATACCCTAATCTCATATTGTGCATGACTATCCATTCTCAATTTTAAGAAATGCATAAGATTGTGTAAATCTATCTTCCAATATAATTCGGTATAATAATTTACTGGTAGCACCATTCTTGCTAATTCTCTAGCTAAACCTCCTTTGTCTGTTATAGTCTTGTAAGAAGGATAATTTTCATCATTAGGGATTTGTCCTAATAAAATCTCATACGCTTTATACGAATCTTCAGAATGAGTACTTATTATATCTTTAATAAATTGTTTTGTATCAATATCAAAACCATCATCTTCTCTACCTTGTTTATTGTTAATACTTTGAGGTGCTATATTAGCAGATTCAGGGATATAAAATTCCTCACTCATAACACTATATCTACCACTGTATTCATTAAGACTAGCAGTTCTATGTCTTACATGTTGTCTCATAACAAAAACGGGAATTTTTATATGTAACTTAAATTCTACCATCTCAATTGGGCTAGTATGTTTATGTCTTATTAAGTGTCTAATTAAGCCTCTATCTTCATTAACCGTTTTTGTACCTGCCCCATAACTAACTCTAGCGGCTCTAGCTATAGAAGCATCATTACCCATAACATCAATTAATCCCACAAATCCATGGTCTAATATAGGTCTATAATTACTATCTTCTAGTATCTCACTTTGTTTGGTCATTATCTCTTTTTACCTCTCTAATAACTATATATCGATCTTCCCAAATAGTAATTTCTTCTAACGCAGTGGGGTAGTCTAATTTTTTAATTTCTATTAGTTCATCATTATCCCAAATTTCTATATCTACGGAGTGTCCAGATGTGTCTCCATTTTCAATTCTAATTTTTTTTGTCATTTTCTAGGCTCCAATAAATTATATTTTTGTTTAACATTTTAGCCCATTTAATTTCTCGACTAGTGCTAAAACCTATGTAACCGTCTATATCAATTACATATATAGCATCACTTTCTTGTATTTTTATTAGATGTACTAAATCTAAGGTTATTTTTTCATCATCTGATATAACATCACCAGAATGTCCAAAGCTTGACACACTATAAACTACATGCCCTTCCTTAGATAAAGATTTATTTAATTCTATAAATTTATCTTTGAATTTAGTACTTCCACACAATGTTATTTTCATATTTTTATAATCCTTGTATCTTTAATTATAGCATACCTATCTTCTTCTTTTAAGTAATAAGTATTATCCCATTCACAATCTAATCCAAAGACTGACCAAGTTTTTTTATTATTATCAATAATATACTTATTAGCATTTTCTTTGTTTTTAAAAGCTATTCCACCTACTCCGTCAATCTCTCTTCCCACTTTAAATACAATCTTATTTTCTTTTAAAATCTTTTTATAAGATTCTGTATGTCCTAGTGTATATATCATATTCTTAACCATTTCCTTAATGCATTATTTAGTATAATTGTTTCTATAAATAATCCTGATAAAGGAATACTAATGCCTAGATATATTAATAAATAAGCGGGGTTTATCATAAAGTAAAAAAATAGAACAGTTGCGATAATTAATTGAATTATCGCGGGAACTGTTCTAAAAATCCATTTCTTATTTAATACCTGAGCTACCAAATCCACCTCTTTTTATTTTCTGTTGTTCTTCGGTTAATTCACCAGTAGCTTCGAGTCCCCATTGTTTTTTATTTTTAGGTCCTCTATCCTCTCTAGTCCAGTCTCTTTCTTTATTAATGATTACTGTTTTAGCTATTTCGTCAACGTATTCTATATTAACTTCTGGTACTTTTCTAAAACAAAGCTGAGCAATTCTATCTCCTGGGTTAATAAGAAACTTCGTTTCTTCAGAAACTACATGAGAGGTATTTAACAGAACAACTCTAATCTCATCTCTATAACTAAAATCAATAGTACCCGGAGAATTTACTATTGTAATACCGTTTTTGGCGGATAGACCGCTTCGTGGTCGTACTTGAATTTCCCAATGTGGACTATCTAATTCTATATACAACCCAATAGGGATAATAACTCTTTCTCCAGCATATAAGGAAATAGGTTTTTCAATACAAGCTCTCACATCATATCCAGCATCAAAAGGGTGATGTTGCCAAAGATTAAAGTTTAATCCTTGATTGATTTCTAATTTTTTAGCTAATTCTGTTTTTTCAATTCTAACGTCCAACGTGTTCATTTCTACTCCTGTTTAAGGCTTCTTTGGCTTGGGCATCACACCAATCATTAACTTTACTGCGTCGATCCCAGCCATTAGTATGAGCTTTTACATGCTTAAATTTAACATTTTTTGCACCTAACTCATAAAGTCTATCGTGTTTATATGTCTCCAATGCATTGATATTATCACATTGAATAACTACTTTTTTATTTTTAATAGAAACTCCACTTTCTATTACGAAATTAATCATTTTAATTAATCCAGTTAACTCCGCTTTTGTACTATTAGCAGCTTTGCCAGTTCCTGAACAAGTTATATTTTTACCACACTCTCCATATTTACACCAGCCTGCCCAACCCATAGAATGTGTTTTATCACAGTAACTAGCATCTACAAAAATAGTGACATAATCCCCACTATTAATGGTTCCAGGTTTAAAAAATATAGAGGCGTTACTTTTACCTCTATTTCTAACTACGTTATTTCTCATTTTTTAATTCACCAAATCTATTAAGGATTAACATATCATCTTTATTTATACTTAAAGCATTAAAAATTTTTTTTCTAACTGCTAATACTTCATATTCTAATTCTTCTCTTTCTTCTTTATTTATATACCCTTGTTGAAGACCGTTCAAAATATCGAAAGCTTTAATTAAGTCTTTAATTAAAAAATAAGCTTCTGCTAAAGATTTTTCTCCGTTACCGAAAAATATCATTTATAAATAAGAGCGCTTTGAAGTTGTTGCCAACCTTCTGACTCTTCCTTTCCCATTTCAATAGCTTGCTGATTATATTCTACCAGATTAACTAATTGTTCATTAAGAATGAGTTTATCTTTGCCTGCGTTTAAATTAGCAATATATTTAGCTTTACTACCTTTAATAGGTAGATTAGCGATTAAATTATTTAAGTTATGATATTTAATAGCTAAATCTAAAGCTCTTTTTTCACCAATTCCATCAATACCAAAAATGTTATCACTCTTATCTCCTTGAATAATCTTAGCAAGCATATGTTGTTCTGGAGAACAATTATGTTCTTCTTTTAAGCTTTCTAACGTAATTTCTTTACGTGAAAACATATTAAAAATACTAATATCTTCTTCTAAAAGTTGATATAAGTCTCGGTCACTACTAATTATCCAAGTGTGTTCGTATTCATCAGATAAGTTTTGTACAAAAAATGTTAATAGATCGTCAGCCTCAACACCTCTGAGTTTATAATATTCCATATTACGTTCTGCTAGAAGATCAATAGTGAAATTTAAACAATTAAAAAACTCATCATACTTTTCTTTTTCTTCTGGGTCTTTTGGAGGAGACCTATTATCTTTATATTCTGGGTATATACTATTTCTGTAATAGCTTTTACCAAAATCAAAACAAATGATTGTACGTCTAGCATCATAACTTTTTGCCAAACTCTCTACTGTTCTAATATAATCTTCTGTGAAATTATTATAATTAGCCCGTTTAATATATCTATAAGCGACGTTGTTGCCGTCTACTAATAGTAAATTCTTACGAGCATTCTCTCGCTGTTCCTCAAGACCTGCGAGATCATCCCAACTCATATCCATAAATTTTACCTTTCATAAGTATTATTAAACTTATTATATAACATAATAAGGTGCAACGCAATATAAAAATTACTTAGGTTGCTTTAACTTTTCAAGTAATTTTGTATTTTCTTTCAACCAATCCTCTAACAAAGCTATTTTGTAAAAATTACCAAATGCTTTAACAGAAAATTGTGTTTCACAGTCAAATTCTGTATTCCAAGCAACATAATCTTTACTTCTGTTCCATCTAAATATTAATAAAGGATATTTTTCTGTACCACTTTCTTTTGCCATAATAGCGGCTTCTTCCGAAGCTTGAGCCCAGAAACTATGAATATCATTACTTTTCGCTACTAATAAGTTTTTAAATTCTAAATCTTTATAATGCTTACATTCGATTGTATATTGCCATATATGCATATGGTGAGGTGCCCATACGTCGCCTTTTAAATATTTCAATGCACCACTATGAGGAACTCTCTCAAAATTAATTCCATAATGAGCTGTAAGCAAGTCTTTAATTTTTCGTTCATAAGCACCACCTTTTAAAGCGCTTTTATTAGTCAATAAACTATCTCTCTTTTTTTACTAAACTACTAATAAATATATCTAAGCAGGCATCCCAACTCCACATTTCTCTAGCTCGTTTAGCTACTGATTTTCTATCTAAATGTAAGCATTTAAGTATAGAATATTTTAAATTATTACTTATATATCCTGTTCTATTTTGGTCTATTACATCTTCAGGTCCTGGAACGTTATATGCGGCTACCGGAGTTCCACAGTACATAGCTTCAATTTGTACTAACCCAAAAGTATCAAATCTACTAGGAAAAACAAAAACATTTGCTTTTTGATATTCCTTTACTAGTTGATCTCCTACTAAAGTACCTAGAAAGTTTACATCTAAATATTCTTTTTGATATTGTCTTAGCATAGGACCATCCCCTATTACTATTTTTTTATGGGGTATACCTATTTCTGTATCTAAAAAATTCTTTATATTTTTTTCTTTACTAATTCTACCTACATAAAGTAATCTCAGAATTTTATTTAATTTTACTAATTCATCATTGAAAACAAAATTTTGTGTCACTCCTCTTGTCCAAATTATGGTATTATTTAAGTTAATACTATTTAATTTGATAGCTGTAGATAATGACGGAACTAAAATTTTTTCGCTTTTATTATGAAAAAACTTAATAAAAAAGTTAGTAATAAAAAATGGAATATTATAGTTATCTTTTAATAATTGATCAAAATTAGTATGATATCCTGTAGTATATTTATAGCCTTTAAAATCACAATACAATTTAGCATATAACCCTAAAGGACCTTCTGTAGCTATATGTATATATTCAGCATTCTTAATATATTCTTTAAGACCTTTGAAAGTATAACATAACGGGATTTCTTTATAAAAAGGAAACTTAATATATTTTACTAATTCTGGGTGAAATACTTGCATATTACATAATTCATATATAGTATTTAAAGTAGTTACTACCCCATTTACTTGAGGCAACCAAGCATCAGTCACTAACAGTATTTTCTGTCCATTTAATGATATTGATGTTTCCATCATAATCCTCCACAATAGCAGTACAATTCTCTACCCAATCACCACAGTTTATATAAGTGACATCATTTAATATTTTAATTTCTGGATTATGGATATGACCACATATAACTCCGTTATATTCCCTTCTTTTAGCTTCATAGGTAATCTTATCTTCATATTTAAAGACAAAATTAATTGCACTTTTAGTTTTATTTTTTAGATATTTACTAATACTCCAAAAAGGTAATCCTATTAATCTTCTAAACCTATTTAAATGTATGTTCAGCCATAACAGAAAATCATAAGCATTATCTCCTAGTAGAGCTGCCCATTTATGATAATCTGTAACTCCATCAAAAGCATCTCCGTGAACTATCCAAAATTTTAAACCAGAAAGACTAGTATATTCAGAACTATTTACTATTTTCATATTTCCAAATTCTAATTCACCGCCCTGGGCGGATACTAATGGTCTTAAAAATTCATCGTGATTTCCAGTTACAAACACAATATTTGTCCCTGCTCTAGCCATTCTTAATAATTTTTGGACTACGGTATTATGTGAAGTAGGCCAATAAGTTTTACCTCTTCCCATAATTCTCCACCCATCAATAATATCCCCCACTAAATATATATTCTCAGCTTCATTATTTATTAAAAAACTTAATAAGTAATCTGCCTGACAACCTCTAGTACCTAAGTGTATATCACTTAACCATATAGTTTTATATTTTTTCATTTAATTTTTAACCTTCCTGATAGGTACTCAATGATTTTTAATTTATTTCAAAAACGTAAATTTTTATATATAATCACAATTCCGAAAGTGTGTATTTATAGAAAAAAATAAAAAAATTTCTATATTTGTAAATTTTTAGATTAAATTTTTAAACTCAGTATAACCACCAATTAATATTTCATCTTCTGTGATAATTGGAGCAGTGCGCATACCGTACTTATTTCCAATTATTTTACGTTCTAATATTGTGGGCATATCTACATATTTAAATTCAATACCTTTTTCACATGCTAGAGCTTTTGCTTTTTCACAAAATTCACAATTATCTATTCCATATATATAAATCATTAATAAATCTCCGCTAAGGCTACAAAAAATCCTCTTGGACTTAAAGACCTTATATATTTTGTTTTTTTGCTTTTACCGCCAACCGAATTGTAATGGGCGTTTCCTTTATTTAATATATTTAACTTTTTCTTTTCTGGTATTATAAATCCATTTCCTGTCCATAAACAAGTTGTTTTAGTGTAATTATCTCTTGCTGGAATTAAATCAGGAAATTCTGGATGTACATCATCCTCCGGCAAATAACCACCATAATCACAAGGATTAAAGTTGAAATCGTACTTTCTATACATTGTAGATACTACACCTATAGGGTTTTCAATCATATAAGGAGTATCTTTTCCGCATATTCTTATAGCTGACTTAAAAAGATGTAATGCCTCTTTTTGAAAATTTGGATTTTTTGCAGCCTTATTTTTAAAGTGTTTAGCGCCAGAAACAGCAAGATCAGTACAGGGTGGAAAAGCAATAACTAACTTAGCAGTTTTTGCTAAGTTAGTTATTTCGTGTTCATAATTTAATATATCAACGTTGCTTGTATAAGTGGCTCTACTATTTAACTCAGTAGCTTGATTATCTACTACTAGCGTTTTATACCCTTTCTTTGTAAAAGGTATTATAGCCAAACCACTTAAATCAAACAAACTTATAATATCTACTTTATCTGTAGGTAAAGGTAAATGGGTCATAAATTATTACTATATCAATTTTTAGAATAATTGACAAGAATCTCCCTCACAAAATTTATTTGCTTCTAGATTTTCTCCACTAGCTTCCTCTACCTGTGTAGTTGTTAGAATACTAAAATCTAACGGTAATAGTTGTTTTTGATAAGCTTCTATTTCCTCTCTTGGAGCGGACGTATAAGGAGCTTGTTCATAATTATGATCTGCTAAAGGTAATAAACTAACCCCTTTTAATTCATTATCAAAAGTACTTAAACATCTACTAATTTCACTAGCTTCTTCTTTTTTAAAGGTAATTGTAATACTTACTTGGTTATCAGCATACCAATATTGCATGTCGGCAGCATTTTTAAACTGTTCCCAAATACTTACGCTACTTTTTGTTACAGTTCCCACATCGTGTAAAACTGGAAAATATATAACTACCGTTTTTTTACTATCTGTTACGCTAGGTTCAATTCTATAGTTAGATTTTCTTAAAATTTCAACTAAAGGACTAATAGCAGACACTCTAACTGTTCTATAATAACTTTCACTTTCCGCATAATGAATACCTGGAAGAGCTCCTGCTACTAGAGAAACAGTTCCGCTAGGCTTAACACTTGTAGTTTTAATACTAAGAGGAATACCTAACCACTCACTATATTTTTTATCTACATATTGAATGTAATTGTACGCTCTATCACAAAATTCATCAAAGTATTTACGACGTCCAAAACGTCCAATAGCTTCTTGAATACCGCTCTGAGAACAACCAATTCTTCTATTTCTAGCAATGACTCTGTTTGTCTCGCTCCAATGAGTACCCATTAGAGTTACAGTTTTTGCGTATAAATAAGAGAATTTTAAAGTACGTTGGAAATCCCAATAATCTTTATGAGCATTAGGAAAATTCTCAACTAAACAACAAAGCTCATAACTCTCTAGAGATTGTTCCAGACAAGGATTTCCCCCCATTACTCTATGATCTTTATTATTAATTCCATCTTTCATTCTACCATATTTACGCATATTATCTAACCATGCAAACCCTGGTTCACCATTTACAGCAATACTTGCTGCGGCTTTATCGTAATTCATACCTACAACTCCTAATAAGCTATTATTAGAAGCCCATCTCCAGCCTCCAAACTTATATGCCCAGGGCTCTTCTTGGTACTTTTCCTCAATTATTTTTCTACCGATAAACGAGTTATATTTTTCATAAGCTTCTGGATCAACTTCTTTTAACTCAAGAGGAGCTTTTGCTCCTACTTCTACAGGAAACTTAGTATAATCTTTCATGGTCATGAAATTTTCATCGTCTGGTTCTGAGAAAGCAATTTCAGCAGTATTATGGACTAATAGTCCTTCACCAGCAATAAACTCGTTTGCTCCTGGAACACTAATATCATATGTATTTACTACTTCGTTATTATATTCTATAGATTCTACTTTAATAGGAATTAAATTACTATCTCCGTTTAAAGATTTGAATTTATGGTAAGTCATTTGCTCTTGTTGAGGAGTCCAAGATTTACCATAATTTACTACTTCTTTGTCTATCCAAGCACTCGGATACCCAAAATCATTTTGACTCCTATTAGTCTTATTATAATTATGGTACTTTTCAGAGTGAATAGCTATTAGTTTTTCAAATTTTTCTATTGTATCCTGTCCTA